CGTCTAGTTTAGAAGCTGATGTCGTATTTTTAGTGATGCTTAGTTTAAGCGTCTAAAATAAGCACGTCTATTTTTAAGTAAGCGGCTAAAAATAAGCGTTTGTTGGGTTGTACTTTACAACTAAATGCTTATTTTTTAACGAGGCGCTTAAATTAAGCGTCTAAATAAAGAAGGCGGCCAAAAATAAACGCGTTGCTTAAATTAAGCGCTTAGCTCCGCTAAAAATTAAGCGTCTAAATAAAGAACCAGACCAAAAATAAACGCGTCGCTTGCGTTATTTAGCGGGATTTATCGCCCAAAAAAAGTGTTCAAAAGCGCTTGCGATATCCGCTCAGTAATGCCGCAATTTGTGGACGAAATTTAATTGAGCGCTTTTAGTCAAAAAATAGACACTTCGCTCCGCGTAAATTTAAGTGCTTAAAAAAATAAGCATTGCGGCAGAATGCTTTTTTAACGCAAGCTAGCCCCGCGCCCCGAAATTAAGTAACAGCCCTTGCGCTAAAATAGCCCATCTGCCGCCATGAATAATTAGCAAACCGGACAACCTTGTTGCACTGAATATAGAAAAAATCGGACACTTTCTAAATTAAAAACGTTAATTAAATCATATAATTATAAAAGTACGCGTTCAGAAGTAGGGGGTATTGAACTAGTCGTGAACGAAATTTTGATATACTCGGAAAAAAATATGAAAAAAGATAAGTAAGTATATATAATAAAAGAAATTTTTAATATATATATACCCCCATTTTTCACAAAAATTACCGCATTTTTTTCGTTGCTTTTCAGCCTTTCTGCACCAAAATATGTAGCTCCTTTTTTTTGGCTTTCCGCAAAAAAAGGGTTATATACGTTTTCCGGTTTTTTGAAGATTTACGTTAAAATGCTGTGGACACAGTACCACTAAGCCCGCATCGTCTGGCATTAAGCCCGGTCAAATTTTTGGGTCAGGGAAGCACCGCGTTCACCAATTCTGCAAGCCTTCCGCCTAGTAATGGCGCGGCTTTTCAAATTCCTAAGCAACCAAACGAATTCCCAAAACACACTTTGCCAATTCGTCTGCCATTCCGCGCCCTGCTTGGGCGGGAAAACGAACTTGCAGTTCTTCTGTTTGTCTGCTAACCTATCTATAACCCCATCTAAACAGGAATTACTGCGATGACAAACGCTACCCGCAAATCAAAAAAGAAATCCACAGCCCTTGGCGCACCTGTCGCCAAAAATAACCGGCTTATCGCCCGCCCTGATGCTTTAATGCTGCAAGCTACTGACAACTTTGTTTTCCCGGTTGACGCCCGGAAAAAATATTTGCGCGGCAAAGCCAATCAGTATTTGCAAGCCGGATATTTATCCCTATCAGAATTTAACGTGCTTACCGGACGAACTTGGCTTTACCGCAATAATACCGCGCCGACGATGTCCACCATTCTGACCCGTGGTTTGCACATGGCTCCGGTACTGTATCGGTTACAACAAGCCACGCGTCCGGATGGCACGATGGATAAAGCCATACTGCGCACACCGGCCACGCAGATACCCGAAGAATATCTGCAACATTTTCTGACGCAGTTAGCGGAAGAATATTTAGCCGTTAGTCGGCAAGACGCTATGGACTCCATAGACGCCCTCCTCGCCCGTCTGCGGCGTTTACGGGGATTGCAGGCCGCACGTGAGACCAAAGCGGAACAATCCGCAACAAACGCCAAGCAACGGGCGGTGTTGGCGTCCATATCGGACGACGACCCGACGGGGGTACTGTCAGAATGGAAGCCGTCAGCGTTTGACCCGCGCGTTGACCCTGCGCATCCTGCGCATGAAACGGTGTCAGCGCTGGATGCGCACCAGCAAATGATGCGTTTGCCCGATCCGTTTATCGGCAGCGAGGACTTGCGTTATTTTCTCGAACGCGCGGGATGGTGGTTTTACCAAGTGGGGTTGATACCGAAACGGTCTCGCCGGGCGCTGCTACTGGCAGCATGGGAACAATACGAACGCACCCCGGCGATGTCGCGATCCCAGACCAGCAACCCGGCCAATCAGATCAGATACTGGTGTTACGGCAAGAAAACGAAAGTATTGCGTACTACTGCCGAGCCAGTGTTGAAGTATTTGCTGGAATTGGTTGTGGCTGCTGATGAGACGCTGGATGATGCCGTAGTTTCCCAGTTACTGCGCGCGTCAGAACAGGTAGTGGATATGTTTTTGACCTCCCCGCGTACCTCCATTACCTTCCTTGATACCCTTCCGGTTCAATTCGGCCAGCCTTTCACGAACGCATTACCGCCTACGCACCCCGCATCGAACACCAGCCGCCCGAACGCCGCTCCCCCTGATGGGATACCTTCCCCTGCAATTACCGCGCCTCCTGCGCCCGTTCGTGAGCCTTCCACGACGCCTACTGCTTTCCCGCCGCCCCCATCGCCTTCCCCGCGTCTTACTCCCGCCCCTACGCCTGTGGATATCTCTCCTGCGCTCCTTGCTGACTGGCAGGCGTTGACCGAACTGGCGGATACGGATAGCCCGGACGCCCCGCGCGTTGACGCAGAGGAAGTCCCCATAGCTGCCCCGGTCAAAGCCACAGGCGTTGCCGCAACAACGGTTGGTACTGCGATGGATACTGTGTCAACTCCCCCGCCTGCTTCGTCTTCCCTTGCTTTGCCCCGTCCGGCCTCCTTTCCGCCGCCTGATTATCGGATTGACCCGGAAACCGGTGTGCTGACGGATTACACAGTGTATCCGGACGACGCGGATATTGACCTGATATGGCAACATAATGGCGGCCTGCCGCTGTCGCTGGATGACGTGAAGGCGCTGGTCTGATGCGGGCTTGGTACTGCGTATTAGTCTGCTCGCGGCGTCCGAACCATACTGGCGATAAAGATTTCTCAACAACCTGATAGGTAAAACCAATGAAAGATAAAGTAAACAACCCTGAACGCCGCCCGTCTTTGTCGGCGGTCTTCGCTGTACCGGACGACCCCGGCGCTACCTCTGCTTCACATACTGCGTCTGCTACCGCAACGGCCGGGGTCTCGGCGCTCTCTCCGCTGGTTACGTTTAACCAAGCCCCGCCTCCTGCGGCGTTGCTCCCTTTCCCGCCGCCTGTGTTGGTTGGCCCGCCCCGCCTGCGCAAGGGCAAGAGCGGCAAGCATACGGCGGACGATGATCGGCAAGGTTGGACGGGTAGCGCGGTGGCCGCTTGCATGACCGCTTATCAGTCTGACCGTGCGCCGCGTGTGTCTCACTCACCCTACACCCTACCGCCCGCCCGCCGCTACCGGCATCCGCTTGCCCCACCCAGGCCCGCTGACGATTGCGATGAAGCGGCGCTATGCGCGTATCTGCTCGCCATGCTGGCGTTTGTCAAAGGTTACTGCCTGCACCACCTGCGTACATGGGACCCTGACCGACCGATCACCCGCCCGTTTACCGCCCCGGCGTCTTCCCCTGACGCCCCCCTTACCGCCATGAATCGTGACCCGGCGGCGTACCAGCTGGATTACTGCATCACCAAGATTATCGAGGCCGTCCCGGTCGGCACACCGGACTACCTGCTCTGCTTCCGTGGGCGCTTCATCGGTATCGAGATGAAGAACCCCACCACCTACCGCAGGGCTGACCATAACCTGTCCCCAAGACAACTTAGGGCGCATGATCACATCAACGCCGCCGGCGGCAGCGTGGTAACACTGGGTACCGCGTCGCAAGTCGAAGACTTTGTGCTGTCGCTCTACTGGCCGTTATGATGCCCCTCACAGCATCACAGCGTGGTTACTGCGTCTGCCACTCGCTTGTCCGGCGTCTTCACCCCGCCCCATTTTATTAACTTTCCGTAAACTTGTTGACATCATCCCGTACTTGCGGCAGAATGCCGCCTAAGCCGCAAGTACGATACCCTTGAATATCCGTAGCGGCTTAACGACCTAACCCCATAAACCCCGTAACTAACTAGGAATCTACCCATGCCGTCATCCATAGCCTATCCGGTCGCGTTGCAACGGCATCTGCAACATTTCGCTTCTTTATTGACCGTTTGTCCGCAACCGGCAACGGATAATACCGCCGGCGCTTTACCGGGCGCGCTGGCTACCTGCAAACTGTCGCTGCAAGATTTCTTTCCCGGCTTGGTGGTACTGTCAACGCTGGCGGCGCTTCCTGATTGGAAATTGGCAAGCACCCGTGATAAACCAGATGAACCTTGTACGACGTTGTGGGTAGCCACGCTGGATATGCTTGACCCGGAAAGCAGGGAACCGGTCTTTCGGCTGACTGCTTCACACGGCGATGACAAGAGCCAGCGCACGTTACTGTACCAATCTGCGCCGCATAAAGTAGATGCGCCGCATAAAGTAGATGCGCCGATAGAGCTACTGGGTGCGGCTTTTCCTGAGCGTGGCGTACTGACGGGCTGGCTTACCGCGTGTGTCGAACGGATAGTCTTGCAGGTGCGGGCGGAAGAAGCCACGGCTTACCACTCCCGGTTGACGCTGCTTTCTATCGTACAAGCCAAGCAGGTGGCGGATTTAGCGCAAACCATGATGCGCGTGGTATCGCCGGAGTTTACCTGCTGGTCTGCCGCGTTGGAATGCTACCGCTATATACATAACCGGCTGGATGATTTGGTTGAGCATATTCCTGCCGTAGCGGAAGCCCATGCAATGGCAAGGCAGGGTGAAGAAGACGCGGAAATTCATTTGTCGGAACTGGCAAAGGCTTTAACGCAAATCAAAGTGGCCGATGAAATTTTATATTGGGATTACAACGGCAACAACGCGCCGACCCGCGCTAACTCGCATCCGATTTACAAAGCGGAGCCTTGATTAGGTAACGCTGCACCCCCAGCCGCCGGGGAATAAACGGGGCGGACGCGGATAAGCGGTGAGTGTCCGTGAACCAAAACAACCGCCGCTGTGTCTTACCGGGTTTGATACCGGTGATTGTGTAAGTGTCATCGGTGGTTGTTTCTACCGGGGAAGATACCGACTGGCCGCCGTAAGCGGCTCTTAACTACCGGGCGTGAAGCCCGGTAGTTAATTACTGAACTATCTAGGTAATCACTATGTATATTAAAACCAATTACAAGACAGCCATGTTTTATGGGCATACCTTGCAAGTTAAAGGTCATGTGTCATATATCGCTGCCAATGACAACGGGGAAATCCATGCCTTTCTTGGCGAACCAACCCGCATAGCCAGCAGGAAGGTTTGGCATGGCAGCGCCATTACCCGTATAGATGCAACCGTTAGCTTTAACCCCGGCGAAAGCTGGGAGGATACCCTGACATACTGTGAGGAGGACGGGCAGGACTGGATGCTTTCCCTCAAAACAAAGATAGCCGTGGAGCAGGCGTTGTTACTGAATGGCGCTATCCTGCGGGAGAAGGCGCTGCACAACGTCATGGACGCTTTGCCGTCCGGGGTGCTCTTTACCAGCAGGCAGTGGAATGCTTTCTATAAACATTCCGGTGTAGTGAACGTGGCGGGTAAAGACTTTCTCGCAGCGTTGGCGGTAAAGATACGTCAAATGGCGATGCGTTATATCGAGGCAGAGAAGTGCGAGCGCATTGAAGACGATAGCCTTCTTGTGCGGGATTACTACGGTGCGGAGCTTGTCATTCCGGCGTGGGCAAGGTTTATCGCGATGGATAGCGATGGGCCGGTGTGGGGGTATGAAGAACGACCGGATATGGATACCGACGCAGACGGCGAATGGTCAACGGACGGCAGGGGCAAGGTGCGTAATGTAGGCTGGCGCAGTAATAAAATCGCTGGAAAGGAATGGCGAGATAGCTTGCGGGAGGTGCGGCGATGATCGTGCGCACACAATATACCGTTTGGTATCGCGGTCGAACAGTGATAGTACCGTGTTACGCACAGTTTATTGCGACTGACAGCGGAGGCGTCGTTTGGTGGTTCTCACAGCGACCGTATCTATCCCGCGATGGTAAGGCGTGGGAGACCGATGGTATCGGCAAACCGACCGCTTCACGAGTGGAGTGGACACCGGAGGAGGTTGAACACGCGGTATGGCAGTACAGCGTAGAACCTTTCCGGCCTGACCCGTTTCATAGTCCATTTACTGCGCATGGAAGTTACGGCGCGGTTTCTGCAATAGGAGAATAAAAAGGCAATTACTAACACGTTTCAAGACCGTAGTGTTCTACGGGAATATCCTGCGCATTCCAACAGAAGTCCAGTATATCGCCGCAGACGCCCAAGGTACGGTGTGGGGGTTTGAGCATAAACCGTTTATATCCACCGCCCGACCGGATACCTTTGCTGCTGCGAGAGACGGCAGGCGCATCCTGCTAGGCGCGGCGGTAAAGTGGTCAGCGAAAGAGGCTGCTAATACTGCGTGGAAGCAGTCTATACATGAATGCGTAGCGGACGAGCGCTGGATGATTGAAGCAGCGGCGGTATTGAAGACCGCTGTGAACCTGATGACTGATAACAAACCGGCGTTCGCCGGGGCGTGTTTGCAAGCAGTGGCTGATCGCATAGCGCTGGTTGCGCAGAAAACCCTTACTGACGTATCGCAAGTTTACCGTGCATTTTTGCAGCATGGCGCGCCGATGTTGGAGAAGGATAGCTATGCGGAGTTGCGGCTGCGGACAAAGGTCTTCTCGGGTCATACCGGCTAAAGCATGGGAGAACAATCATGGATAAGTTTGAGACCCTGTGGGGGCGGATAGAAGTGAAAGACGGTGAGATGACTATCGTCATTGACGATTACGAACTACCGTACATTGAATTAGATTTTACAAGGCAAGACACGGCAGCATTCGCCGCGTTTCTAAATAAAACTTTGGGGGAACAAGCATGACAAACCAAATGATATGGCTATACGGCTCACAAATACTGATGCTGGTTGCAGCGGTCGGGTTACTGCTATGGGCATTCCACGAGGAAGTGGAAAGAATGCTGTTTACCAAGCAGGAATATCTCAGCGTGAAAGTCATAGGGTTTACCATAACCATAGCGGTATTACTGCTAGGGAACGCGCTGGGTATCTTGTTAGACCCGGTAATTTGGCATGACAAGGCGTTTGGGCAGCTTGCGCTGGCGATGGTCGCGGCGATAAGCAGATGGGTATGCGGAAGATGGGAGTGAGAAATGAAAATGCTGGAAGAGATAGCTACTGCCCGAAAGAATTACATTCATAGTACCGGGAGAAAACCAACCCATGTTGTGTTAAGCAGAGAGGCGTATGCGCTTTTACACGAAGCGACTAACCCGCCTGTAACGCAAAAAACGGAGAAAGCCGATGATGCGGAAAAGGTGTTTGGTATGGAAGTGGTCATCGACGATGCTGCTTTTATTTGGAGTCGGGTTTCATTTGCTAGAAGACCATAGGAGAACAACCATGAAAAACGAACAGAACAATGTTCCTGCACCAGTAGAGGACGAAGATACTGCGTCTGATGACGACCCGGTAAACCACCCGGAGCATTATCGATCTAACGGCATTGAATGTATCGACGCTATTCGTGCAGTGCTGACGCCGGAGCAGTTCGAAGGTTACTGCCGGGGCAACACGATGAAATACCTGTGGCGGGCGGGGAAGAAAGTAAAACCGGGGCAGACCGTGGAGGAAGCACGGGAAGAAGACTTGGCGAAGGCGCGGTGGTATTTAGACAAGCTGCTTACGGTGCAAGCGGTCGAGGTTAGTCATGACTAGCCCGTTGGTAATCCTGTTGGACTTTGAAACCTACTATGACAAAGAGTATTCCCTGAGCAAGATGACGACAGCGGAATACGTCGCCGATCCACGTTTCCATGTCATGATGATGGCGGTAAAGAGCCGCCACGAAACCTTCAATCCGGTTATCGCCGCCGGACTATCCCGGACACCCGATCATACTGACACGGTAAGTTATTTACAGCGGCGTGGTTTGTCGGGGGAGACCTGTGCGGTATTGGAGGGGGTTTCCCTTCAAATGTATTTGGACGCTTGCAAAGCGTGGCGTGATCGTACGGCGGGGCAGATAATCGTAGTCGGGCAGAACCTCGCCTTCGATGGTTTGATACTGTCTAGGCATTACGATTTCGAGCCGGATATGTATATCGACACCATGCAGCTTGCCCGGTATCTTGGTTGGCATATCGCAGCGGGTGGCGCATCGTTCGCCAAGTTGACCGATCACCTGCGCGCCCACGGTTATAACATCCCGGCGAAAGGCGAGGAAGTTACGCGCGCGATGGGTAAGCACCGTGCTGACTTTACAGATTACGAGTGGCGGGGATACCGTAATTACTGCATGAACGACGTATTGATCACCGAAGTGCTGCTGAACCTCGCCGTCCGGTCATTGACCGAGACAGGGATTACGGCGATAGGTACCAACAACGCTGGGGACGAGTTGGTGTATCAATCGTTGATTACTGCGATGGCCGCCGCGCCGCGCTTGATGGTTGATAAGGCGCTGGCCATCGAAGAACACGACGGGGCGGTAGCCAAACACAAGGCAGCGCTGGATAAAATCCGCAGTTATTTAGCGGTATCGTCTGACGATGAATTGAAAACTATCCTGCGCAGCAACGATCGGTTGGCGCAGTTGCTGGCGACGCTTGGCGGGGTTGCTTGGTATCCGAATAGCGCGAACGTGCAGGTTATCCCGGAAGAAGACATACTGCCGTACGGCAATTTCATTATCCCGCAAAAGATTAGTGCGACGACCGGGAAGCCGACATGGGCGTTCGGCAAGAAAGACCGGGGGTTTCTCGCGCTGCTAGGCGATGACGAGGAAGAGCAGCCGCTGGCCGGGGTACCGCATAACATAGCGACGGTGATACAGACGATAGTGCAAGCCCGGCTGGATGTGAAATCGTCCATCGCGGAGACGCGCGCGGCGCTGTTTATGCGCCTTGCGGACACAGGAAGCCTGCCGGTACCGTATCTAATTGCAGGTGCGCATTCTTCCCGGATGTCGGGAACAGGTAAGTTTAATTGTTTTACGCCGGGGCATGAACTCCTTACGCCGGACGGTTGGGTTAAAGTGGAAGATTACCGCAGAGGTACGCCGATTATGCAGTGGCACGAAGACGGTACTTTGTCGTTTGACCATGCGCCGGGCTGGTTGGTGAAACCATACGACGGGGATGTATATGATATTCGTGCGCCGATGGTGGATTGTTGTGTTACGCCTGACCACCGGTTTACTACGGTTTCGCACGCCAAAGCTGGAGGATTGCGTGTAATTACGGCGGAGACTATGTATCAGCGCGCCCATATTGACCGCATTCCGGTTAAAGGCTTAATTACTAATGCTGACGCCGATATTACAGACGCGGAAATAAGATATATTGTCGCCTTTCAGGCAGACGGTTCAGTAGTAAAGGGTAACGCGCACACATTCGGGTTTAGACGCCCGCGAAAGATTGCGCGGATGACTGCTTTACTGGAAGAATTGGGTTGGCAATATAGAAAGGCTGAGTATAAAAACAAAGGTAAGCCGTGGACGTATTTTCATGTGCGCCCGCAGGGGGTTTGTTTGCGGTATGGTAAACACTTCGGCGCGTGGTTGTTGCAATGGTCTGCCCGGCAGTTAAATATTTTTTGTGACGAATTGGAGTATTGGGACGGTAATCGGCATAGCAATGGTAAGACCATAGAATACAATTCGCGGCAACAAGAAACCGCTTTATGGGTGGATACGGCGATGCGCTTGTGTGGGCGTTATTGTTCGGTATATGCGTACCGATATGATGCGCGGTATTCAGAGACTTGGCGCGCATATGAGCGGATGTCGAAGTACGGGGCGGTTGTCCCTGCGCGGCATATGAAAAAGTATTATTACCACGGATTGGTTTATTGCCCGAAGGTGGCCAGCGATCGGATATTGGTGCGGCGTAATAACAAGATTTGTGTAACCAACCAATGTCAGAACCTACCGTCAGGCCGCGATGGGCAGACGAACCTGTTGCGTCGTAGTATACGCCCGAAGCGACCGGAAATGCGAATGATTGCGGTTGACAGTAGCCAAGTGGAGGTGCGCGTGTCAAGCTACCTAGCCAACAATACTGCCGACCTGACCGCGTTCAAAGAAGGCCGCGATATTTACTGCGAAGCCGCCGCGCGCTTATACGCCGAACCGTATCAAGTCATACTGGAAGGGGCGAAGAAAGAGCATCACCCGGACTATGTGCGCAAGCGGCAGGTGGCGAAGGCCGCTGTATTATCCTGTCAATTCGGTACCGGGGCAAGGGCTTTCCGGGAATACGCCCGCGTCGTTGGCCGGGTGGTGTTGAGCGAAGCCGAGGCGCAGGAGATTGTGCGCGGATACCGTAACAACAACGCCCCGGTGGTTGCCGCATGGCAGACGTGCGAAGACGCCTTGATGCAGATGGTGCAAGGGTATGCGGGAGAGTTCGGTGCACCGTTCGCCTATTGCAACAACGGGGTTACTGCGCAGGCTTACCCGCTACGCTTCGAGGGTAATCGTTATGTGTTAGGGATACCGACACCCGGTATCCGCCTGCCGTCGGGTTACTGGATAAATTACCGCCAGCTTACCGCCGAGCCTGACCAATGGCCGGATGGTTCGCCCAAGACGTCGTATTCCTTTATGCAGTACAAGAACGGGCGCGTTCAGAAAAGCTATACGTACGCAAGCAAAATCCATGAAAACATTACGCAAGGAACTGCTTTCCAAACAATGACTTGGCAAGCGGTGCGGATGAACGAGGAGTTACAATTATACACTGCCGCGCATGATATTGCACCGGATGCCCGCCCGCGCATCGTGATGAACACGCACGACGAATGGATTGCGGTAGCACGGGAACAGGATGCGGAAGCCGTGTTGAACCTGATGTTGCGCTGGATGCGAACCGCCCCGCCGTGGCTTCCCGGCTTGCCGTTGGATGCCGAGGGCAGTATTGCCGATACTTACGGAGACGCCAAATGAAGAAAGCAAAACCGCACGCGATAGCGCTACCGCCGCTGAGTCCGTATCTGTTACGGGAGCCGTTTAACTCACAGGACTTGTACGACGCTTTTACACAGATGGAAGTAGAGAGTGCACGGGCGACGAAGGAAACCCCTGCCTTGATACAGTGGTTCACCCCGGAGCAATTGGCAACCTATATCCGGGGAACGATCATGCAAACCTACCGGGGCAAAGATTACTTCGCTGCCGAACGGGTATGGGGGCTGCACGGTTTTAACCGACAACAGCTAGTTGGGCAAGACGCCGATGAAGACGCCGTATCCGCGCCGTTGCGGGTATATTCCGCCTCGCGTCTGTTTCCTGCTGGGGAGCATGGGTATAACAGGGAGAGCCGTCGTGTTTATACTCCTAGCTCGCAGACGATACAGGGTATCTTATCCACGGCTTACGCGGTTATCCGCGAGACCCTTAACCCGCGCTTGGCCGAGGACGGTACAGAGCAGCCGCCGTTGCCCTGCCCGCCGTCGAAGCGCCCGGCAGTCGATGGGTATTACTATTACCGGGGTGTGATGCGGGCGGATAAGACGATGTGGGCGCGCGGGCAGGAAAAGTTGGACGCGCCTAAGGCGAAAGCCATATGGTTGATGATGACCGTAGTCCCGGAAGATTTAACCCGCGAACGGGCGCAGGCTGCTTACGCCCACCTTCGCGCCCGCTATGTGAGACGTTGATATGGCATACAGTTATACTGCATTGAAAGACTTTGCCCACTGCCCGCGCAAATATCACCGGGTACGGATAGCGAAGACCCATAAAGCCGAAGCAACCGAAGCTACCGAATACGGTAGCGCCGTGCATAAAGCACTGGAAAACTATGCCCGCGATCGGACGCCCTTACCGTACAGCCTGCAACAATATCAGCCCTACGCGGACGCACTGGACGCTGCACGAACGGCTTATACCTTGATACCGGAACAGACCATCGGCCTTACCCATGATGGGCAGGCGGTGTTCGGTACTGACCGGGCGGATATGTGGTGGGCGCGCGACATCAAGATTGCGGGCATTTGCGATTTGCTGCTCTTGTCTTGCGATAAAACTACGGGTAAAATAGCCGATTATAAGACGGGTGGCGATAAATATCCTGATATAGAACAACTGGATTTGATGGCGTTTCTCGCGATGCAGGCATACCCGACGCTGGAAACGCTGGAAGCCAAGCTGCTCTACGTTAAGACCGGTACCTGCTTTCCGCCCGCACCGAAGGTGTACCGACGGGAAGACCTGCCGGAAATTGACGCCCGTTTTTCCGCCAAGATAGCGGAGGTGGAAACGCGCAAAGACGCGTTGATAAGCGATGTTACCGCGCTAGGGGTGCAAGCGAAGGCCGCTGGCCTTGCCGCCCCGGCGATGGCAGATCTTTATCCGCTATACGATAAACACTTCCCCGACAACGGGGGCAATCCCTTATGCGGCTGGTGCCCGGTAACGGATTGCGTGTTTCACCAAGAGTTCTTGTCTGTACGACTAAGAAAAGAGAGGAAATCATGAACGAAATAAGAAAAGCCCTGTGGCAAGCCATAGGCCGAATATCCCTAACCGAACCCCCGGCGAACGGTTGCCACGGTAACGAGTATCCCTGCTACGGCGCGGTTACTGCGGCAGGTGATTTGCAACTGTGGCGGGACTGGTCATACCGCGAGAGCGACGACCCCGGCGGTATTGTGGAAAAAGAAGGCGACCCGGTATTTGTCGTCATAGAGACGGCGGAGTTTCGCAGCTTTTCCCACCTGCCCGTAATTACGGTTTACGACCAGTTCGCTTACAAACCCGACACCCGGCACGGCGACCCTCTTTATTCTACAGTGTTGAAGCATTGGTTTATCAATCCTGACCTGACCGGCGACGCACTGGATAACGCGTTGGCCGACCGTGAGGAAGAGATAGAGAACGTCGCCCGTGCTATCCTGCCCTTCATGCCGTGGGAAGACCACAGCCCCCGCGCCCGTCGCGAGGAACAATTACTTAACCAAGCGGAGACCGCATGAATATGACAGTCCCCCCGCCGGTGGTAGTACCGGCAATCGCCGACATCCAAGCCGCAGATGCGCGTGAGCAAGAGTTTCTCAACGAGTTGAAACACCAAACCTTGCAGGAACGGTGCGACAGCGCGGAGTTTATCTTGCGCGAAGCCACATGGTTTGAGAACGACATGGCGAAATATATCGCCGAAGCCCTTGCCTACGCGATGCAGGCAGTTGTCGATTTACGCGACGAACTGGAAGAACTGCAAAGAAGTCTTGAAGCCACGGGCGGCCAACCCGATACCGCGCTGGAAGACATCCCCGCCGAAGACACGACGGATGATACCGCAGATATTCCGACGCCGGAGCCTGTATCCACGCCGAAACCGCAAGATACAGACGAACCGGAGAGCGGCTATATGCAAACGCACGACCCTGACCCGACGCCTACGCCCGGCGCGCAGATGAACCATGCGCTTGTCCAGCGGCTGCGCAATACCGTAATCGAGTTGCGCACGGTTGTAGGGAAAGGCTTGCGCAAGGAAAAGAAAGAAGCCCTCGATACTGCCTGCGCGACGATTGAAGCTGTCATGCAGGCGCTCACCGGGGAAGCCCCGGAGAATCACGGCGGCTTGGTATGAATGATGAGGCTATGAAACAGTGGGCGGCGGAACGCGAAGCCCCGGAAGGTTGGTTACTGTCGGTATGCTGGAAGCTGACAGATGCCGCACCCAAGCAGGCGGAGTGCGTGGTGATGGAGCTACACCGTACCCGCGCAACCGCCAGCGACCCGGAATGTTGCGTACCCGACCGTCCCGTTACCTATCGCGCATTAGGCAAAGAAGCCATACTGCGCGGCGTGGATAATATTAACCACCCGGCGCTTGCCCGCGCTTGGGATGAACTGGTGTTTTGGGCGCAATCCCATTGACAACCCGCCCGCGATATGCGGGCGTTTTTCTAGGAGACGACGATGAAAGAAAACTTCGAGACCGCGTACCGATTGATACGGCAGAAGGAAGGCGGGTTGGCGAACCGACCGAAGAAAGCTGACCCCGGCGGGCTGACAAACTTTGGCATAACGCAGAAAACCTATGACGCTTACCGGACGCGGCTGGGATTACCGTTGCAATCGGTGCGTAACATTACCCAAGCCGAAGTGCGCGATATTTATTACCACGACTATGCCAAGCCGGTGCGGTTTGACGAACTGCCCGCTGGGATTGATTACATCATGTTTGATACGGCAATTCATTCCGGCGTGAGCCGCGCGGTGAAATTGTTACAGCGAACATTGAAGGTTCAACAGGATGGGGACTTTGGTAGCAAAACCATGAACGCGTTGCAGGCGGTCGCCAAGCATAGTGTTACCTCGTTGATTGAGGATTTACTGGAAACGCGCTTGGCGTTTTTGAAGACCCTGCGCAACTGGAAGGCCAACGCCAACGGCTGGCAAAAACGCATTGACTTTGCCAAAAAGAACGCGTTGTCGCTTGCCCGTACTGGTGCGGCGGCTGACCGCACACTAGACCCGGTGGACTACGCCCCAGAAGCGGCGGACGCCAAAGGTTACGGCCAGCAATCCCTCACCGCTTCCATTGCTTCCAGTAAGCGGTCGCAAGCCGCCGTTGCCGGAGGCACGGGCGCAGTCATCGCCGCCGCAGGGGAAGCCGTAACGGCGGTAGAACCGTTGCGTGAAGCCCTGTCATGGACGCGGTACGCGGAAATCATCGGGCTGGTGCTGGTGATCGCCGCGTTCATTTTCATCGTTTGGCACCGCGCGCATAAGGAGGATTCATGAAACGGATACTTTCTCGGCTATGGCAATACATCGCTGCGGTCGCCATAACACTGGCGGCGTTCTTTTCTTTCCGGTTATCCGCAGAGAAAGCCAAGGCGGAAGCCGAACGCAGCAAACGGCAGAAGGCTTATACCGACGGCTTGCAGGAAAGCAATGACCGGATGCAGGACGCGATTGAAGCCTCGCGCAAAGCCCGGCAGGAAGCGGACGCGGCGCTGAACAAAGGCCGCCGTAACCACTTCGAGGATGGCAAGGTATGAAGTATTTACTGTGTTTACTACTCGCGGGGTGTACGTCCCCGCAATATCTTGTCCAGCGCCATACCTGCCCGGCAGCGCCAACGTTGCCCATCGTGATGGAAAGCGAACTGGCGGCGTTGACTGACACGACTTATACCGCGTTGGTGGAACGGGAGTTACTGCTCAAAGAATATATCCGGCTGTTGGAGGTGTATTGTGATAAGCGAAATTGACGTTACCGCGCGCTGGACGCAGGGGTATTGCTATCTCGATATGCGCGCGCCGCTGATTGCGCTTTTACAAGGGCGGTTCCGGGTGCATGGCTTGGTACGTCCGTATTGCTTTTGGCGCTTGCCCGCCGCCCGCGAGGAAGCCGCAGATGCGGTCATGACGAACCTGATATTCGACCTTGAACAACGGGCACGCGAAACCGTTGGCCGTCTTACGTTTGCCGGGATGCCGGAAGAAGACGCGCTGGTATTGATGCCCGGTCATGTGATGGCGTATGGGGAGGCGAAGCTACCGACACGGTTAATCCACGCGGTACTGGAAGAGAATCACAATAACCTGGCGTGGCGGGCGCTGCGCGACGCGATTAAGGAGGCGACGTATGGAAAGGCTGGACAAGCTGGCTGACCGGATAAAACAACTGGAAGGCGAGTTGGATACCTTGCGGGCGGAGTTGGTAAACCTGCGCCGGGAATATACGCAATATTGGCGCGGCGAACCCCATTACGGTATGAGGGCAGGACGATGACGGAAGATAAAGCCCCCGCGTTATTTGACCTGTTGCTGGCACGCGGTAATGTCGGTATCGAGTTTATCCGTGAATTGCATGAAAGCACCGGGCGGATATTGCAGGTCGTTGACCAGATTGACACAGAGTGGCAGATACCGCGCGAGATGCCGGACACCATACGCCGTATTGCAGACGCCGTACGCAAGACCTACCCGGAATTTGCGAACGCGACTGACGCGGAAATCATTAAACAGTTTGGATTGGAGAAGTCATGAACATTTGGGAAATCAGTTTGGCGGGTGTAATTACCCGCATTAACTATGCTGGCGTTACGGCGGCGGATGTGCTGGCGATGATAAACGCCCGCAACGGTTTCTTGGCGGACGGGGTTTATGTGAACCCGAAAGCCGTGCTGGCGGTCACAAAATTCAACGGCGATTCGGTACTCAATACCGTGCCATTGGACGCAGCCGATGGCAAAGCCGCTTAAAGGGATTACTTTAGTATCCGACACCCGCGTAGCGTTCGATCTGCCTGCTGACATTGTTGTAGATGGGATAAGCGGTAACGTCGTTACCCGTTTGTCGGAGGAAGTGTTTACCGATTGGAAAGACCCCCGCGTATCCGGCCCCGGCGTCCGCTGGGAGATGGACTGGACGCAGCACAACATGATGCAGCTAGCCCACTGTCAGACCGTCGGGCAGTCCTACCGCTACTATCCCGACATGCGGGTGCTGTCGCGGGCGATCACCGATTACCCCTTCCCCGGTCGCTTCCGCCCGTATCACCACCAAAGCCGCATTGTGAACCTGCTGACCACCAACCCGCGCGCGTATTGCTTTGCCGGGATGGGGACGGGGAAAACCGCAGCGGCGATATGGTCAGCCGAATATTTACGGCAACTGGGGCTGGTGAAGAAAATCCTTGTTGTCTGTCCGAAGACCATACTGTATGCCGCATGGCATAACGACCTGTGCGACTTGTTACCGAACGGCCTGCATGACGTGCGCATACTGGACGGCAGCCGCGACGCCCGGCTGAAACGGCTGCAATCCGGCGGGGTATATCACGTTACTAATTACGAAGGCGTGTGTATGCTGACGCAGGAACTGCACGACCAGCAATATGACCTGATTATCGTGGACGAGAGTACCGCGTATAAGACCTACACCACCAAACGCTGGAAGGCGTTACGCGCCGTGGTGCGCGATGAAGCGTGGATGTGGGCGCTCACGGGGACGCCTTGTCCGCAGGGGCCGGAGGATGCGTATGGGCAGGCGCGCCTATTGACGCCGTGGACAGCACCGCGCACGGTATCGCTGTGGCGCGATCAGACGATGATTACCATCAGCAAGTTTATCCGCCGCCCGAAAGCCGATTGGCATGACAAGGTTCATGCGATATTGCAGCCCGCTATTCGCATCAGTAAAGAAGAAGCGGCGTTGAACCTGCCGCCCAAAGTATCGTCCTTCCGGGATGTGCCGCTATCGAAAGGACAGGCGGACGCGCTGGCGTTGTTGAAGAAGGATTACCAAGTCCGGTTTAACAATGGCGAACTGGCGGTAACTGCCGCGAACGCCGCCGTGTTGTTCGTGAAGATGCAGCAAATATTCACTGGGGCAGTTTATGCCGACGCCGAACGTAACACGGATACCGCGACCGTAGGCGAGAAGGTGTTGGCGGTATTGGATAACAAGGCGCGCGAGGAAGCGCTGGTGGACGTTATCCGCGAGACACAGGCAAACGTGGAAGAGGAGGCCATGCATGCTGGCGGTAGCCCGGTCGCGGGCAAGACGCTGGTGTTTGTACCGTTTCGCCATGCCGCCGCGCGGATTGCACAGGTACTGACAGCGGAAGGGATTACGCACGAAGTCATCAACGGCGATACGCCGGGCGCGAAGCGGGGCGAAATACTGCGCCAGTTTCAGACTTTGCCCGAACCGCAGGTAATCGTCGCCATACCTAACGCTTTCTCGCACGGGGTTACCGCCACCGCCGCCAGCACGATTGTTTGGTATGGCGCGCCTACCCGGACGGAAGTGTATTTGCAGGCGAACAACCGTATCGACCGACCGGGGCAAACCCAACATATGAACATCATCCACCTGTGCAGTGGCGGCATGGAGCAGCGCTACTACGACAACCTGATAAACAACGAAAATAATCAAGAACAAGTGCTTGCGTTATTTTCTGAATTTATCGTTTGACCTTGTAGCAGATTGCCCGTATAGTGCAATCAAACCTACAACGGAGACCTACCATGGCAAAAGCTTTCTACAACATGCGCGACCTTGATGACCCTACCATCCGCGCTTATCTCGAAGGCTGCACCGCTGACCAATTACTGACGTGGTGCTTTCAGACGAAAAGCGCTGTCGCGACCTATGAAGCCGCCGTAAACGAACACTTGCGCCCGTACAAAGAGCAACTGGAACTTATCGACTTCTTGATTTCCCGTAAAATGGACGCGGACGATGTGAAGTCGTTGAAGACCGCCGCCGGTTCAGTAACCCGCACCACCCGTACTGCGTATAAAGTAGTGGATATGGACGCGGTAATGAAAGACGCAATGGCGAACGACCGTCTGCACCTGCATAAACTTACCCCGATTAAAGAAGAAGTAGAGGCGGAGATTGCCCGCTTGCGCGCGGAGGGCAAAGACGTTGACGGCTTGCCCGGTATCGAACTCACTTCTTCTTCCTACCTGCGGTACACCGCCGCGAAAGCCTAATCCCCCACCACGGATACGGCGGCGGTTCGCCGCTGCCGTTCTACTTTTAACTTCTAGGAGACTATCATGCCTGCACTTTACACCCCCAACCAATCCCGTATCGACCACGCTTTGGCTACCTTGCCGACGCAGACGATTGAGGTAAAACAAAACGCCATTTTCATCCGCAGAGCCTTGCTGTTCGGCGGTAGCCCGAACCCTGCGGCGAACTTTTCCGGGAGCGCTTATGTCATCCCGAAACTGGGCGACTTGAAAGACAGCCCGTACAGTTTGAGTGGGCAAATTTTTCTTTCCGCCGAAGTCGCTTGGCAGTTGGAACAACTGGCCGAAGCCGTGCTGCAAGGTACGGCGGCAAACTTGGGTATCAAGAGCACAGTAAGTAAGCATTTAGCCGGTATCAATTTCGACGCGGTTCGCGATTTCAACGGCGAGGCCGATAAAACCTATCGCTATCTCAACGTAAAGGGTTACGCGAAAGCACAAGAATACCAACAGAAGGTAGCGATGGGACAAACCGACGCGTCCTTGTCTGTACTGTATGAACCGGACTTGAATGGTATTGTCAGTTGCACCGTTACTGCCAACTGCGGCAGCTATAAAGACGGTAAATTGCTCAACCCCATGTCGCCGGAGCAAATCGACCCCGCCCGTTATGGTGTTAAACAATACTGGGATTTCAAAGATGGCGCGCTTCCCCGTCAACATATGTTCGGGCGCATAGGAAACTTCGCCGAACTGGCGAAGATGGGTGAGGGTATCCTGCAAACGCCCTCGCTGTTCGATGAAGATGATGTAGGTCATTTCGCGGTTGCTGATGTGCTGATTTACCCATACGCCATCAAGAACCCGCAGGGGCGTGTCTTTATCAAGCACGACCTGCTCTTTATCCTGATTCGCGACCGTCCATTCCCGACTACCGGTGGCCGCCAAGTGGATGCCGACGCCTTGATTGGCGATGACTACCCCACTGAACAGCAAGCTGTAGCGCCTCAACCGCAAGTGCCCGTTCAGCCCGCTGCGGCAATGGCACAGGCCCCGGTAGCCCAACCAACGGCACCTGCTGCACCACAAATGCAAACCCCGGTTCAACCGCAAGCGCCTGTTCAGCCTGCCGCCCCGATAGCCCAACCAACAGCGCCTGCAGCGCCGCAAGCAGTAGCCCCACAAGCTATCCCGTCACAGGCTCCGGCCCAACCGCAAGTTCCGGCCCAACCGCAAGCTCCGGCCCAACCGCAAGCACCTATGCAACCACAGGCACCCGCAGCGCCTGTTGCTCCGCCTGTTCCGCAGGCACCCGCAGTGCCGACTACAACGACGAATGCGGCAGCCGCGTTTATCCAAGGTATAGGTCAGTAAACAAACCGCCCCGGTATCAACGCCGGGGCTTTTCAAACGGAGGCTTTTATGGCGCGATCAGCTACACGGTTACGGCAGTATATTGAAGACCCGAATACGGCACCGGAAATCCGCGCCGCTTTGAGCTTGGTACTGGAACACAACCTGCCTATGTATAAGGTAGTGCGTTTGTTTGACAGTAGCTTGCAGGCGTTCAAGGCCGCGTGCGACGGCTTGATTACGGGCGGCAGCGCCGCTTATTACGAAAAACACCATACCCGTATTGATAATGTAACGTCGGCTATCCGTCACGGCGCGGAATACGGTATGTTTACGGGAAGCGCGGCTACCCGTTTCCAAACTCTGTGCGGTATCTTGGCCGCGTTAGCGAACGGTAAAGAAGCAGAGTGAGGCAGTCATGGATTACGCATGGCTGGCCGCTATCGCTTGCGCGGGCAATATCTTCATCGGCGGGGTAACAGAAAGCCGTAGCCTTGCGCGCTGGACGACTGCCCCTGACCAAGCCGACATGATGCGTGCGGGGCAGAGTGCAGGGGAAACGGATGTATATTTCACCCCGGCGTCCTTTACCGAACCATGCAACCGTACGGCGAAAGCCGTTTCCGGTATCCGCGCGTTTTGGGTTGACATCGACGCCCACGGTGAAGGCGCGAACAGTTACGCGACGAAAGCAGAAGCATGGCAAGCCGTACAATGTATCGAGGCGGGTTTCGCCCCGGCCACCGTGGTTATCGACAGCGGGCGGGGGTATCAGTTGTACTGGTTATGCGAAGCGGCATTTACCGTGCAACAGTGGCAACCGCTGGCGCAACGATTGAAACAGTGGCTCTCACAGCAAGCCTGTAAAACCGATCCGTCGCGCACTGCCGACGCCGCCAGTCTGATGCGGGTACCCGGCACGTTCAATAGCAAGGCCAATGCTTACAGTGGCGTGGTTGCCGGCCACGGTAAATACTTCCCCAAACAAATCCTGATAGACGGTATCGGGGCATTACTGCCTGCTCCTCCTGTTTCCCATCCGCCCCCGGTACAAACTGCCGTATCAAGCGAATATGTGAAATACCCCGGCGGATTGGATGAAGACGGCCTGCCGATTATGAATTACCCCCCGGCGTCTTTCGCCGCGTTGATGAAGCGCAGTGAGGATGGGACGGGTTGCGCCGCGTTATATCACGCTTACACCCACCAAGACGAACAAACCTACGCACAGTGGGCGGCGCTGCTTTCGACCGCCAAGCACTGCACAGACGGCGCACAGTGGATTCACCGGGTAAGTGACCAGTACCCCGGCTACGATTTTGAGAAGACGGAACGCACTGCCGCCGGGTTCAAACATCCGTGGTCATGCGACACCATACACGACAGCGACCCGGTAATGGCGGAGAAATGCCGTACTTGTCCGCTATACGGCAAGCACAGCGCGCCGATTGTCAGAGGTCAGGCACCCGAAGCGACGGGCATTACCGTAACGGGCTACCCGGAAAACAAACCGGGGCAGATACAGACATACACTATCCCCGAATACCCTTTCCCCTTTTACCGGGGCAAACACGGCGGGGTTTACATGAAGACGCAGGATGAAGACAAACCAGACGCTTGTGTTTTCGAACATGACTTTTACATTACAGAACGCATCAACGGCGACGGCAAACAGATATACCGCTGCCGGTATCACAGCCCGCATGACGGGGTGCGGGACTTCACCATCAACAGCAACATGATTCATTCCCTTACCCCGGAAATGAAAGCCGCATTGAGCGGCGTGGGGATAGCCATTTGCGGTAATACACAGTGGAAACTTATGAGCCTCTATCTACAAAAACTCAACGTTTCGCTGGTCAACGCGCGCGGCGCACAACAGGAGGCCGCACAGCAAGGCTGGCAAACCGATACGAACGGCAACATTACCGCGTTCGTGCATGGTAAAACACGCATTGACGAACGCGGGGAAAGCGAAGCGGCCATCGGCGACAGACAGGTCGCCAAGAAATTTTCCGAAGCCTTAGACCCGCATCTGCAAGGCACCTTCGACGAAAGCCTCGCGGTATGGAACGACTGCCTGACCAAGTTATACGGGTTGCCCGGTATGGAGTTGCATCAACTGGTCATCGTTTCGGCGTTAGGTGCGGCGTTCACTACCCGCTTCGGCCTTACCGCGCATCAAGGGGGGATAATCTCGCTCGCCAGTAACGGCAGCGGACGCGGTAAAACCGTAACCTGCCAAACCGCGCTGCGTGTGTGGGGCGACCCGGAAATGATGACCTTCGCTTCGAAGACGGGTATCACCCCGAACGCGCTGGTAACGAACCTATCCTACCTGAACAGCGTGCCGTTACTGCGCGACGAGATTACCGAAATGGCACCGTATGAAATCGCCGATCTGATTTACGACAGCGCCCGCTTGGGCGACAAAGAACGCGCGCAGGGTAGCGAGAACGACATCCGCGCGCAACGCGGTACATGGCGCTCTTTCTTCTACACATCCAGCAATAACAGCATCTATGACATGATCGCCTCGGAACGCGATAACGGCGACGGGGTGATGATGCGGGTAACGGAAATCATCATGCCCAAACTCAATACCGGCATGGGCGCGTATGAAGCGCAGCGCTGGATGGCGCGTCTCGCGCGCGTAACGGGTATCGCCGGGCGGCTGCTTATCCGCTGGATGATGGCGAACATAGATGAAGCAGAGGAGTTATGGTACAGCACCCTGCGGCTGTTTACTGAAAAATACAAAACCACCGACCCGGAACGCTTTTGGGTAACGCACCTCGTATCTGCCTGTGTCGGCGCTATCATTGGCGCGCGCTTGGGTTTGCACCCATTCGACCCCGATCGTATCATCGAGTGCGCAGGGTTGTTACTGGATGAAATGCGCCAACGGGTAGCCGAACGCACCACCGATACCATGTCCGAAACCCACGCAATGGATGGGGATACCTTCCTCGGCGCGTTCTTTGCCGCGCATACCGGACGCTTGGTTATTGTGCCTGCTGGCGGCTTGCGGTCTACCCTGCCGATACGCGGGGAAGCCGCCGGGCGTGTAGATTTACCGGAGGGCAAAGTCATGATGACCCTCGCGGCGATACGTGAATTTTGCGCCAAGCATTATTTCAGCTTGGACGAAGCGCAAAACCGCCTGCAACGGCTGGGCGGGGAACTGGTACTGCGTAACATCTTTACCGGAACCGAATTAGCCGGAACGTGCGGACGTGTGAAGGTATGGGAATTTCCGCTTGAACAGGCGGGCGACACCGTACCCCGCGCCATCCGCACCGGATCAGACCCTTTAACAGGAGAAACCTATGAAAGACCCGCAATATAGCGCCGCCACTTTCAAAGGCGGGCGCGTAATGATTGATATTGAAACCCTCGATACTGCGCCAACCGCCGTTGTGGTGAGCATCGGTATGTCCTTCGACAGCGAAGACGGTATCAAGTCCATGCAATGGAACCTCGCTATTGGCGACCAAGTGCAGAACGGACGCACGATAGGCGCTGACACCGTTGATTGGTGGGTGAAGCAAGACAGGACGGTATGGACGGCCAACCGGGAAGGCGAGATGCAGCCCTTATTGGCGCTGCACCGGTTTTCCGACGCGCTCTTTGACCTTTACCGGCAGAACGAAGACAAGCTGGAAATATGGGCGAACGGTATCGCGTTTGATTGCGTTATCTTGGAAAGCCTGTGCAAGACCTACGCGGTACCGCTGCCGTGGAAATATTGGGAGTTGCGCGACGCCCGCACGATTTACGCGCTTGGCAAGCAGCTTGGCGTTGATAGTTACCAGCGCAAAGACAACATGGCGCATGGTGCATGGCAGGACGCGGAATACCAACTGCGCCGCCTGAAACATATCGAAAGTTTACTGGATACCAAGTGAGGATAGTATGAGCTTAGTAATCGCAACCCGCACGGCCATCATCGCCGATACCTATTGTTGCGACGGTAACAGCGCCCGTATCCGGTTAGAAAAGACTGCCCGCACCGCTAACGACAAAGTAGTTGTGCTGTCTGCCGGGATAGGTTATGGCGGTGTCGTTAAACAGATACACCGTATCATTGCCGAATACCTGCTGGATAAGCTGACCGTGGCGAACGCAGAAAATGTCCTGCGTACTTGGTGGCAGGAAGTTTACCGTGAGAACACCGACGAGGCTTGGCGCGGTACGGAAATGCTAGTCGTTGTCGCCCCGGCGAAAGGCGAAACAACGATAGGTAAAATTTACCATCTCACTTCCCACGGGCAAGTATTTGCCTTGCAAGAAGACTACCATGTTATCGGCTACCGGGATGCCGCGTGGTTTGCCATCGGGTATCTTGACGCTTTGTTTAATTATCAAGAGCGTATTGATCGCGACTTGCAGGCGATTCCTCGCCCGTTGTTTACTGACTGTATCAGTGCCCTGCGACAGGCGAACAGTAGGTGCGACTATGTGAGCTACGATTACACCAGCGTAGAGGTATCAGAATAAAAAGCAGCCCCGGAAGAACCGGGGCTTTTTTCTTAGTAAGTGAGTTGGCCTACCGCGTGATTGGCGTCTTCGCCGCCCGTGATATTGGTGTTTGCCCATTTCTTGTCGCGAATGACAAAGCCCGTCGGTATCAACGCCGGAACAGGAGGCGTCTGCCCGTCATCATGACGACGCATGACCCAGCCAGTTCCTGTCGGTGTCGGTAAATAGGTATCCCACGTCGTGCCGTTGGGTAGCGTAGTAAACTCGCATTCATAGGTAGGAAGCGCGCTGTTTTGTAAATCAACCATACCCCACGGCGTTTCCAAATAATTCCCGACCATACCGGATACCGGTTTTCCTGTGCGCTGTGTATAGGCTTCTTCCGCCAAACGCACGACTTGTTCACATTGCCGTATCAAAGCGTCAATATCGTATCCGGATTGTTTATCGGACGGGTCGTTTTTATGCGACCGCATGACGTGAAAATATACGGATTGCGAAGTTTTCCCGGTACCGGATGGGTCAGCGCGCAGCGTGGTTGTAAAGATTTCGCTAAACCGAGACTGATGGTCATCATTCCACCCTGACCACCACAACTTGAATGGTAATTCCTGTTCGTTGCCCGCGCACTTGGTAACATCCTTCCAGGTTTTTTCGGCCCAGCCGTCGCCCCACGGTTGCCATACAGTGCTTAATGGCTTCCTGTATTTCAACTCGAAACCGTTTGCTGTATGCCACAAGATACCGGTATAGAACGTACCTTCTTTTTCCCGGCGGGATTGCGGATTGCACTTATGCGGCTGTACCCAGCCGAAATCGGTTTTTACCCAGCAATCCGGGTCGGAAGAAATCTGATCGCGCGCGTCATAGATAGCCATACAAAAATCAAACAACACGCCTTTACCGACAACGTTATCTGCTAACGTATCGAACGAGATGGACTGATAAGGCGGGTTTACCCCGGTGATCGCCGTAGCCGCCGTATCGGTCGGGATATACGGGAAGTAAGCAGTAGCTTTACCGTTCGGATATTTCTTCGCATCAATGATGACAACCGGGTCATTACAGGCAATCGCCGTATCTTTGTACACTGGCAGCCAGCCTTTGCTACCGTCGGGCAACAAGAAGGCAACCCATGTGTAAGGCTGTACCAGCGCGATGTTTTGATTCTCGCCGATGAACGTACGCGGTGTTACTGACATTTCCATCGCACGTGGTGCGGTTGTCTCCGGTAGGGTAACGAACGTCGTCAGTTTGTTGCCCGCCGTATCTTCCAAATCCAGCTTTTGTGTGGTCGGGGTGAAGGTCAACGCCTTGTTGGTTACGCTAATACCGCCACCGCCAGTCGGGATTGTCGCTTCAAACGAACCCCCGGCAGTATCGGTGATGGTCAGTTTACCGTTCGCGAACGACATGGAGGCAATCTTGGTATCCGTCAGATCCGTCGTAAACGTATTATTATCGGAATCCGTAACCGTCAGCTTACCGTTTTTGGCTTCGATTTTCGTAATCTTGGTATTACCGTCGCCCGCGCCGCCTTGAATATCAATCGTTGCAGTCAGTACCTTGCCCGCTGTGTCGGTCAGGGTAAGCAGCTTGGTCGCCCGGTCAAAGACCATCGTGTCAATCGTTGTATCCGCGCCTGCACCGCCCAAACAGGACAGGTCAGCGGTAAGCTCCACCCCGCCGGACATGGACAGGGTGAGGGTTTTCTTGGCGCAATCGGTAGTGAGGGCTTCGATTTTCGGGATACAGATTTTCCCGTCGGTAATCAAATCGCAAATCAGGTCGGCGAGTTGGCTGCACAGTACCACGCGCGAACCTTTACCGAGATAATGGTTACAGTCGCCTTCCCCGCAGGCGAGCAAGCCTGCCTGCAAGGTGCCGTCGTTGAGCAAGTCCAGTATCAGCGCTTTCAGGATAGCGTTGAGTTGGTTAATATCCGGGGTAGTGCTACCGCCGTTGTTTCCGCAAGGGCCGCAATTCATAAATCACCTCAAACCGCAATGGCCGGAACAAGATAGGTTACGCCGTTGACTGGCATACGGATAGATGGTACTGGCATACGAGAAATAAGTACGTTATCCACGATTCTGTCGTTTGCTGGTTCGTGCTGCGCGTTCACCGCCGCCGCACTACGCAACGACCCACGCGTTTCCAACCACAATTGCCCGTCTTTTTGCACTAAGGCTGTGGACAGCACCAAGGAATGGCTGTAATGCTTTTCAGTGGTCGCGTTGACATACTGTGCGACGTTTACTGTTAAATGGTGAAATTCAGTAGGCTGGCCTTGCACATCCGGTATATGCGGGAGCAACACCTGCGTATCGAATAGATGCCCCGGGTCGCGCGGAAGCTGTACTGACAGCGTTTTGTTTCCTGCTGTGGATGTTTGCCCGTTGGCGTAAATCGCCGTAGTCAGGCTTAATTTTTCTCCCTCTACGGAAAGGGATTCTATTGCAGTAACCGGGAACGAGACATTCGCGCGCAGCGTCGCGTTATCGCTGTCGGTAAGTGTTACGGTAGTCGTGGCTTCGTTAGCAGTTATTACATTGGTCGATGCAACTTCCAGCGTGTTTACCTTATAGGCCAACTGCCCGGCGGACAACGTGGACAAGTCCACGGTAAACGCTTGCTTGCCGTTGGCAACCGGCGCGCCGTTCACATAGACATCCGTTACCAAAGAGAGACGCTTGTCAGTAAGTTTGAACTCTTCCACCCGCATTACCGGGATAGCGGCCTTAGCCGTTAGCGCGGTATCGTCTTGTTTCGTCAATGTGAACGTCGAGGTTACGGCTTTCAAGTTATCCGTGTCCACGCCGTTAGACGTAAACGACTTAACCCCGTCGGTACTGTTGGGCAGGTTGAACGAAACATTGTGGTCGCTACCGGCGAGCTTTGCCCCGTTATAGAAGGTTGCTGCCGTAACCGTAACTTGTGCGTTGTTTACTGCGGCGTTCGTTAAGCGGGTGATCGGGAACTGTACTTTTACTGGGAAGGTAGAACCTTTGTTGTCTTCTACCGTGATGGTATTTGACAGATTATCCGGTGTAACGGTTCGCAATCCCGTCCCGGTAAAGCTGGTAATGCCGCCATTGATGGTGGTATTACCCGTGCCGGATGGGATGACTGTCTTGTGTTCGAACGTTTTGTTGGTGCCATCATCTTCCCATCGGGTGCGGAGTTCCCTGATAGTAAGCGTTTTGGATGCCTCGTCATAAGCGATGCCGTCAATAAGCGACGACGCCAGCGGAACGCGGTCAGCGCGGGAAGTCCCGTTCACATCGGTTAGCGTGCTATCCAGTACAGTGGTTTTGTCTGCCTGATTCCACTTCGAACCATGAATGACAAAATTCGCCACGGTAGAAGTTGGTAACGCCGCCTTGAATGTTGTCCCATCCTGCATGGTAATGGTGAGCCAAATACCGTCGCGGGTGAAAGATTTGATGCCGTTTTTCGCGTCAAACACACGGTCGAGCGGGCTAAGGTCAACCTTCACCACCGTATTGTTCGATAGTTTGAGGAACAGAATCTTGTTTTCAATACTGCCGTCAACGACGTGAATATCGGTTTGCGGCTGACCACCGCCGCCACCGTTATTTTGATCGCAGCCCGCAACAGCGAAATCTTTTGGCAGGCGAAGTCCTTTACAGTCTTTCAGCCCCGGCGAAATGGTGCCATCCACAATAAGCCGATTGATGACGTTTTCTACTACCCGTTCGACAGTAACCTGCAACGGTTCTTGGCAACAAGAACGACAACCCATAGTAACCTCCTACGGTTTAACAAAAAGAGACGCCAAGTCTATACGGGTAAAGTACAGAATCAGCAGGAAGACAATGCCATACGCCATCGCTCTAATCAGCATAGACATGACTTGTTCGGCTATCCGGTTGATCGGTTCGAGGCGGCGCAATTTTTCTTCCGCCGCGTTAATCCGGACGTCCAGCAGCGCAAGGTGGCGTTCGTTTTCTTCCACTTGCAGGCGCAGGTTGTCCACATGAACGGTCATCGCGGATACAGACTTGGCGAGCAAATGCAGTTCATGACTAGCGTCTTGCATCGACGCCGCCATTCCCGCCAATTGCTGGCGCATCAGTAGATTGAAATCATCAGCCATAGAACATCCATAGTAGTGCAGTGATTAGTACCCCGGTAACAACACCCCGCCAGTAACAGCAGCACCAACAACGCACCTCATCGCCACGGTATTGTGTCTGTTCGAGCGGTGTTTCCGTCCAAGTACAGGCAAGGTTCGCCAGTTTACCTAACGGGGACTTGCGCCCGCATAAAGGCAGTTTGGTGTGCTTAATCATAAAAGCCTTGAAGCGCTTTTCCATAGTGTTACTCCATTTCATTTCAAGTCATTATACACGCCATAGGCTTTCGCACGTTTGGTTACAGCGGCCAGCACCCGGTTCTGCATAGACATTAAGTCATCGTACTGCGCCTTATACAGCCGAGCGGACGTGTAGTCACCTTCATTCTTCGCCTGCAAATACAAACGCCATGTGTCGGCGGTAGTACCGTATGGCCCCCGCATTTCCCGGATAACCTTGCGCGCGGCGTCGGCATCGGCGACTACCGCTTTATACTTCGCCAACTCCTCACGATCGGTCAGGGAAAGCTCCGCGCCGCCCTGTTCGAGCCTGCGCACAATCTGCCGGGCATGGGCGGTAAGCGTATCAGCCGTGTCTTTTACTGCGTAATTGTTCGGCTTCGCCATATACCCGCCGAATGCAGCGTTCATCGCGTTGTCCACCATGCTCTCCCCACCGCCGCGTTGCAGGCGGGCAAAGAACGCCCATGCGCCGCCGAGGAAATACTCCATCCAGTTATCCACTTCCGCGCCTGACTTGTCTATCCCTGCCGACGCCAGCATTTCCGCGATACCGCGCCCGGTCGGGGTAGCGGTCGAAGGTGTTGCTTCTAACGCAGTAGGGCTGTCAATGCGTTGCCCGGTGTTCGGGTCATAGACGGTTTGCCGTTTCAGCGCCTGCCCCCAGTAGCCCGTGTCAGTAACATCCGCCAGTACGCCTGTCAGCACGGTCGGCGTTACCCCACCGACAAAGTTCAACATACTGTCTTCCGTGTGCCACCAGTTGAGCGGGATACCGCTACGAACAGCGGACGCCATCAAGTCGCCGGACGCATCCAATATATTACGTTTACCCGTAACGACACCTGCGAAACTGTCAGCGGCGGTCGCGAGAATAGCGAGGTCGGGCGGTATGGGGACGGCAAGGCCGTTGCCTAATGGGCGTTTACGGTCACGCCCGCTGATACGGAAATACCGGCTCTCGCCGTCTTCATCGTCGCCCATCGTGGTAATCCCCATGAAGGCCTGCGCCAGCATGAGCGCCCCGGCAATCGTTACCATCTTGCGCCCGTGTTCGGTCGAAAGGATTTGCGGCACCGTGCGGAACATCCCCTGCATCGCGGCGTTGAAGAACACATAAAACGCCCGCGACAAGTGGTTGGTGCCTTTGCGTTCGAAGTTGGTCGTGATGTCTTTGGTCGCGTCAATGATGCGGGTTTTCAACGATGGGTTGGCGTTCAGCGCGGCCTGCATATGGCCTACGTCCGTCCAGTCCGTGATGTTCAACATACCTTTCGACGCGAAATACTCCATGTACGCCCGCATTGCGCCTACCCGGAACATCTGTTCGGGCGCGTAACTGATACCGTGTAACGTCCGGGTAACTTTCGTTTTGGACGTGTCTTTAATCAGATTCCATGTGCGGCGCACCTTGCCCATGTCTGCGTCATTCCACGCGGTACCAAGCTCTTTGGTAATCTGGTCATAGCCTACCTGCGCGCCCCACGACAGGCCCGCGCCTTCCGCTGTATAGAGTTGCAGGAAGGGGTCGGTGGAAACCTTGTCGTCGACAGCGGCTTTCCACAGTTTCGTCAGATAGCCAAAGCTATGTTGTATCAGGTTGCGCGCGACAGGTACGGCGTCTTCGGTTTTCAACAGGTCAGCGCCGATCGCCCCCTGCACGTTCATGAAGCTGGTTGCCATATCGCGCGGTATAGCGACAGCCATAAACATCGGCGACAACGTTGTACGGAACAGCCCCATCGTCGAAGTGAGTTGCTGCATCATACGGATACCGCCGTTCGTGGAGAAGGTCGGTTTCAGTAATTCCGTCGCGGATTTCTTGAAGCGCAGGTAAACCATTTGCCCGTCTTCGAGTTTGACAATGCGGGTATTGCGGTCGCGCCCGGCGCTCTCATCGTCGCGCAGATAGTCGAAATCGTAAGACCCCCGCCCGGTGCGGGTCGGGTAATAGGGTTCGATACTGAAATAGTCGTTGTCCGGCGTTGCCATTGCGATACGGGCAATCCGTTGGAAAGCGTGCTGGTTGTACGCCGTGCGCAGCATATTCTGCATTTGGTCAATGCTGGTTTCCACCATGTTCTGCGGGGTGGAATACCGCCCGGCAGGCGTACCGCCGCGCACCTTGCTTTCCTTATAGTCTTTGAGCGACAGCCAAAAGCCCCGCCGCTTCGCCTCCACATACTTATCCGGTTCAATCAACCCGTTCTGCACCATCAGATCCAACGTGCGCTCTACCATGCGGGTGTAACGCGCGGTAATATTGTTAAGCGCGGTTTGCTGCTCCGGCGTAAGTTGGGTAAATTCGGTACTGAAATAATGTTCAGCCGCGAAATCGCCGCGCGAATGGTCAGCACGGTAAAAGCCCGACAGCGTTTCCTGTACTTCGCCCGGTTGGTAGAGACGGTAAATCGCGTCGCCTTTCTTGCCGCCCAAGCGGTTGACAATCTCTTTATCGCGGATGCGCGCTTCGGTCGCGTGCAAGTGGCGTTCTATCTGTTCGCGGGTAACGACGTCGCGATAAGCGGATACTTCATGCGCGAACGCCAGTTTGAGGTCGAAGAACGTTGGGTTGGCCGAAGTACCGCGACGGCCTAGCTCCCGGTCGTAGTCCATCCGCGTTTGCCGGATAGCGAGAAATTCCTGCAAGCGGTTGAGGCCGTTCTTGTCCGCGTAGATGTTGTAGGCGTTTTCCACCGTCTGAATAACGTCGTCCGGCGACAGGAAATACGCCCGCGCGGTATGCAGCAAATCCAAAACCATATCCAGCACGGGTTCGGCAGCCTTCGGGATTGCCCGGCGGATAGCTTGCGCAACACGCGTAAACGTCGGACTGAACAACTCCCACCGCGTAATCCGGCCAGCCACCATCTGATTGAAGCTGTCGTAATCAAACTGCTTTCCACCGTAATTCAGCTTGGAGCGGATACGGCCATAGGCTTCCCGTAGTTCGTAGCCCTGGTTTACCACGTCGGCTTCCACGCGGCGCTGGAAGTCTTCCCATTCCTCGTTTTGATTGCGGTTGTATTCCACCTTGCGGTCAGCAACGAACTCGCCCTGTTTATCGTACTGGTTATACCGCACGATAATCTGATTGCGTTCGCGCAGCGGGATAATCAGGCCGCGCTTTACTTCGGTACGGGGCGCGCCCATCGGCGTATGGTCGTAGAACTGGATAGCGTAGTCGGTATCCACCCGCTCCACCTCTATCTTGGTCGCCTGCTTCGCCAGCCGCCGCGTGGTTTCATCCACGTCCATCATACCGTCGATACTATCGGCAATGCTGTCAGCGTCCAGTCGTTCTGCTTGTGTCAGCGGGTCAGGCTTGGGCGCATCCGGTTTGCGCCGGGACTGGTAGTCCCCGTAGTAGTAACGCGCCATCGCCGTATCACCCCGCTCTTCGGCTACCCGTGCCAGCGCCATCTCTTGTCCAATATCGCTGCGTTCATCCCACCCGCTGTCTGTCGCCCGCAGGAAGCTGTCATAGGCGCGGTGCGTTTCAATCAAGCGGTCAGGATAGGCTTTCACAAGGTCGCCCTCTACGGCGGCAGTATGCGCGTTACGGGCAATCTTGCGCAGGTACTCGTAAATCTGATTGTCCGTGGCGCGCCGTTTGCCGCCGAGTGCAGTAATCAGCTTGCTTACCAACGCCTTGAACAGGTCGATAAGTTTCGTCAACGCTGAACGCTGGCCGCGCATGGACGGCGATACTTTCACGCCCCATTCCCGCTCAATGCCTTGCCAATCGCCGGTCATGTGGGCGGCGGCCAACTCCGCCAGCGCTTCTTCGGTGAGTAGCGCTTCGGAAACATCAGGGTAAATCTTGCGCATGGCGAGCCGTACTTTCGCGACGGTTGGGTTGGTTTCCGCATCCCGCAGCATCTGCAAATATTCCTCGCCGTGCATGACATCGGTACCATCGGCTTTGCGGATGTGCATCCCTTGGTGCGCGGCTTCGTGCGCGATTGTCCATTGCAGCATCTCGTAGTCCATATCCGGATGCGCGACGATATAAATGTTCGGGTCGTTCACCCGAACGAAGCCGTTTATTTCCTTCATCGCTTGGTCGAAGTCCGGCGAGATGATACGCACCCGGTCGGCGATGGCACGGTCGAAAAACTGCCTTGCCCAATGCAGTAACCGTTGCCCGGTGATGTACTGCGTTTGCTGGCGCAGGGCGAGCGCACGGATAACCGGTTCGCGGCGACGACGGAATAAACTCTCCGGGTCAATCTTCGTATGCGGTAACGCCTCGCCTTGCTCTCCCTGCCGGGTGAGCGCAGCGTCGTCCAAAGGCGGCGGACGCGGTTTCGTCCGTTGGCTATCCGGTATCGGGTCGTCATCCCCCCGGCGTTTTCTGCGGCGCGTCTGCCGGGCTTCCTCGCGCAACGTCGTGGCAGCCTGCTCAACCACCTCGTTCACGTTGGCTTTACCGCCGCGTGTGCGTTTGGCACCAAAGCCTGCGGCGGCAGTCAGGGCTTCGGTGCTAGCTTTTTTTGCGGCAGCTTCCTGTTTGGCGTTGATACTGTTCACCGCCGCTTGCAGCGCCGCCCGTATAATCTTCGGGTATTGCTTGTGCTTGTCTTTCAACGCGTCTTTCTTGCTGAAATCCGCCACCCATTGCTTATACAGGTCGCTGTTTTCCGCTAACCCCCGTTCGGCTTCTATCGGGGCCTTCAACGCGGTAATGGCATTTTCCAGCGCTTCCCGTTCTGAACGACTTTGCGCGCGGGTCGGTAAATAGGTATCCCGTATCCGTTCGTCGTATTCTTTAACCGCCTTGTTATAGACGTGTTCGTATAGCCCTGTCTTCCAACCAGTGCCTTCGCGGTAAGACGCTAACGGGTTGCTTCCCGATGCCGGTTGCTCCTGCAAAAGCCGCGCGGCGGCCAATACGTCCTGACTGCGCAACGGATAATCCGCACGACGGGTCAAGTTGAGGATAACGTTATCCGTAATATCTTGCGGGGTGTTTACCGCGTTTTCCGGTTGCAAGAAACTGAACTGCTCACGGTAAGGGCTTCCTTCGCGCGTCAGATAATTACGCACTACGTTGGCCACACCGCTATCATCAAGTTGCCCCACGATACGTTCGGCAGTTTCGTTGAAGATAGGCGCATTCTCTTCTTTCTGCCTACCCCGCGCCGAACGAACGGTATCGGGGTTAATCAACACGTTGCGCGCTTGCCGAAGCTCCGTGTTTTGTACAAGATTCGTCTTCTCTATGTCAGGGATAATTTCCCGCGCGACGGTATCCAACACATCCCGCATATTACTGTCGTTCACCAGCACGTCCACCAACTCAGCGGTTTGGTCGCCGTTCAGGTTGAACCGGGAAGCGAGATACCGCAGCATCAGCGCCGGGGTGTACTGACTGTATGTCATGTTATCCATCAACACCCATGCGGCTTTGAACGCGGCTTCATCGCGGTTACGCATCAAACGCAAAATGGTTTCGCCCACGATTTTCGTCGTTACGGTGCGGCTGTCGGGCTTCTTCCCGGTATTCGCCCACTCGTCAACCCACTTCTGTATCTCCGGGTCAAGCGCAGCGTCATTATCGGTCGCCCATGCGGTATCCCAGCCCCCGGTGAAATCGTCAATCGGGCGGGATAGCGTTTGGTATTGCGTAGTAATGGTATCCGTGGGAAGCACAGACGCTACGCCGACGTCGCTACCAAGCAACATCGCGTCCGGTAGATCCATCGCATAAGTCTGCTGTAATTCCGGCGGTAAACTATTGAAAGCCGCTTTCAGTTTGTTTTCCGCCTGCTGCGCCTCGCGTAATTCCGTCTGACGTTGCAATTCATCCGTCGTCCGGTTCATGGTTTCCAGCGCAGACTGTATCCTGCGCAAAGCCGCTTCCCGCACAACTTCGTATTGCTGTACCTCCGGCGGCAGGGTATCCCGTTGCCGTGCGGCTTCTTCCACCTGCCGCAGATTATCCACCACGCGCTGTAACAAGTTGGTGCGGATGTCGCCGGACTCAGCCGCTTGTGCCAGTATATTGGCCTGCGGGGTCTGCGCTAGTACATCGTATTCCGCTTGTTGTTGTGCGTGTTGCGCCTGCTGCTCTGCGGCTTGCTGTTGTGCTTCCGCCTCCGCTTGATTACGGCGGGCAAGGTAATCGCGAGCTTCTTGTTGGCGCGAACGCTGGTTTGCCACCGCTTGCAGGGTATCGCGCAACCAGTCGCGCGCTTCTGCTTTTTCCACGTCAAGCGCGGCATGGCGTTCGGCTATCTCCCTATCACGCTGACGGCTCTTGGCAAGCGCCTCGTCGAACGCGGTTTGTACAGCGTCCGCCACCGGGTCGGGGTTAATCGGATTACCGTCTTGGTCAAGCGGGGTTACGGTAACATCGCCGCCGCGTGGGTGTGTCGCCCCGCCAATAATCCCGCCGAGGATACCGCCAATCATCGCGTCGCCAAGCGCTAATGACCACGCCTTACTCCAATCTACACGGTCATTTTCCCACTCGCCGTCCTTGTTCAAGCCCATCACGGCGGCACGTTCGATTAGCCCCATCATGAACTCTTCAAAGCCTTCTGCCATACCGGACTTCACGGCTTCTTTCATAAATCCATTGGCGAATTTCTGCGCGGTCGGCGGTAGTCTGTTCAGGGCGCGCCCCATCAAGGACGAATTGGCTGCTGCACCTGCTGCGGAATTAAGCGCGTTTTGCGCCGATTGCGGCAGCGAACGGGCAGCGGCGGACGTCCGCCATTGCGCCCAGCGATTACCAAGGGCGTGGGTGTAGCGGTTCAGTACAAACGCCGTACCACCTTTCAACGTGGCCGCCCCCATCGCTTCTGCATCTACTTCCCGACGACTAATCCCCATTTGGTCAGCCGCCTGATATACGGCCTGCGAGGTGCTTTCCCCCTCCACAACACCAATCACCGCCGCGCTGCGGATAAACTGCGGGTTCTTGGCATACCACTGCACAAGGTTGCTTTTCGACTTCATGGCGGACAACGCCGCCGCTGTACGGGTGTAGGCTTCGGTCGCTTCTACGGCTTTCGCCCCTTTACTCACCGCGCCGATACCGCCGACGGTTTTAACCGCCCATCCGCCTGCCTTTGCGATTGTACCGGGGGCGGCCAGCATACCGACCATATCGCCGCCAAACACCATCAGATAGCCGGGGTCGTTCGCGAGCGCGGACGCGGTATCGCCAAACCGTTGCGCTTCGGCAAAAGCCTTTTGGCTATCTAATGTACGGTCGGAATATACGGCGTTTTGCAGGTTTTGCACCCAGTTATGCGCGGCGGTCGAACGGTCGATAACCTTGTCCAAGTCCTCGTAGTCTTCGTCGGTATTTACCGTACCTTCGCCGAACAGACTGTTGATGATTTGCCCGTAACCGATTTCCACCGCGTTCTTTATTTTGCCCGCAAACGTTGGCAGGTCTATCAGGACTTTCGCGCCCCCGCCAGCAACTGCCGTCGCGGTATCCCCCACTGCTTGCAGGATTCCACGGCCTTCCACGTCAAACACGTTCTTGTTATTGGCTTCGAGGTCTTTCGCGATCGCGTCAAACTCCAACGCGTTCGGCGCAAGTTGCGGTTTGTTGCGTAGCGATGGGCCGTAAACGTCTGCGAGGAATTGCCGGAAACTGCCAGGGCCCTCTCTCAATGCTTTGCGTCGGCCAAGTGTGGATAGCTCCATGAAATCCGGGCGCGTTTTAATCCACTCGCCCATCAACGCCGCCGGGTCTTTGCTTTCCATCAGCACGGAACGGTCAAAGTGAACAGTTGTACCGTCGCCAAGTTGCATCGGTATCGCGCCGGATTGCGCTGCGTCCATTGCTTCCTTCATGATATTGGCCTGCGCGGCGTCTGCACCTGCCACAGTATTCAATACCCCCAGCGGTATAACGGTTGCTAACGGGTTTGTTGGAGCGGCAGGGGCAGTTGGTGCGGCAAGCGGGTCGGTCGCCGGGGTCTGCGGTTGTTTCATCGCCAGCAACGCTTCCTGTTGCTCCCGGCGTAATGCCTCGTCTATCTTGCGCTGTTCTTCCTGCTGGCGCTTCAAATCTTCCAGCGCCTGTTGCTGTTGCATGGCAAGCAAGGCGTTTTGCTGTTCAAGCGCTGCACGTTTCGCCGCGAGTTGCTGCGACGCTTCCAGTAAGGGGTTGGTGTAGTTATTCGCGTATTCGGTCTGCGCGGCGGTGGTGCCTGCCAGTCCGTATTTCAGAAAAGGGTTTTGCGCCATATCAGCTTCTCACAGGGTAAAGGTCTTGCGGCATGATAAGTCTTGCCGGGGCGATATTCATCAATTCATCGAAGGTGCGTTGCGGGGCAGCCGCCATATACTGCGGCGCGGCTTGTTGCGGCAGTATTTGCTGTACCGCCGGGGCTTGATAATTGCCGCCACCCGGTGTTTGGTATTGCGGTACCATCCCGGCAGGCGCAGCGTAATCGGCAGGGGCAACGCTACCCGTAACTTCCGCCACAAGGTCAGTAGGCTTGGTACCGGATACTTCGGCAATCTTGTTCGCCCACATATTCCACACTTGCGCCGGGGTTTTCCCTGCCGCATTGTTCAGGCCAAGGTTACGGCGCACGGTCGCATCCAGTCCGCCTTGCCCGCGCATCGCCCGCATGATTTGCGTTGCCCCGCCCGGCCCTTGCTGATGGCCGAGGTATAACGCGGTCGGGACAATATCCAACCCCTGCTTGGCGAAATGCGCCGCGTTATCCAGCGCGTAACGTTTACCGGCTTCAAAGTTGGCGTATGGGTCGTTACGGCGATCGCCGTTACCGATAAGCCCATAGGCTTTCCCCGTGCCGCCGGTAAACTGTAACAAGCCCCGCGCCCCGGTCGAAGATACCGCCACCGGATTGCCCTTGCTTTCAATCTGTATCATCGCGTTCATAAACGGACTATCGGAATAATAGCGTCCGTCCTTACCGCGAAACAGCTTGGCGTTTCGGATTTCATCCAGTAATGCTTGCCCGGTATTCATGGCCTACCTCAACGTCGGTCGGGCGGATACGCCAAGCAGACTACCCGCATTTGCCTTGGCGGCTTCGGTCTTGGTTTGCTCTTCTACCAGCTTAGTTCGTGCCTGTTCGTTCGCCGTCTGCGCGCGGTAATAGTCCGCCTGCGCCAGCGTCCGCGCCAGTTCTGCATCGTCCTTCGCCGTAGTGCCCAAGCCCAGTCCGGCCAGCGCTTTCTGCAATTCCAGTTCTTTCTTCTGAATATCCCACTTGTGATTTTCCGCGTCGATTTCGATGCGCTGTGCAACCTGCTGCATGCGTACCATATCCAGCGGCGACATACCGTGGAGCTTCGCGGCCACCCCCGGCGACAGTTTGCCGAGATTCTCCAAGTAGTTCTTGAACGCTTCGGCTTCGGTCTTGTACATCAACTCTTGCGCCTTGTAAGCGGCTTCGGCGTGTTTGTCTTGCTGCCCCATCCAAGCGGCGTTCGCCCCGGCCACCGTATCTTGCGCCCGCTTCAACGGGTCGGGCGAATTGTAAAATTGCGAGGCGTCCACGCTGGAATATTGCGGCGTGTTGAAATACATCCCGCCGATTGCGGAAATATTGCGGGTGCCGTCCGGATTGATACCCATTTGGTAAATACCGTTATACGGTATGGTGTCGCCAAATGCGTTCTGCGGAGCAACGTATGGGGCGTTATAGCTATCCGCCATCGCCTGCGTCGTGGCGGCAGCACGAGCTTCCGCCGGGGCAACCACGCTACCGTAGAGGTCGTTGCCGAGGTTCGTATTACCGTCTTGATAAGCGGCCTGCGCAGTAGCCAGCGCCGTCGCGGCTTCCGGGGTAAGCCCGCGCTGTAACCCTGTAACCATATTGGCGTAAAACGCCGGGTCTTGCATATACCGCTGCTGCACCATCTGATCGTAGGCGTTGTTTGCCGCGCGCACTTGGGCGTTCCCTGCGCCGACAATATCGGCGAGGATATAGTTACCCAGTATGCTGTTCATGACCGGGCCAATCGGCGCGGCACCCTGCCCGGTATTTACCGGCCCGCATCGCCCATCCGCACACGGCAAACGGCGTAGCACATTGTCCGCCGGGTTCGTCGGATATAGGGTAGGCAACGGCATCTGTTGGAAACCCGGTTGCGCAGCGACTACCGGGGCGGGCGGCGCCGGTGTTACCGCAGGCGTGGAAGGAGTCACCACTGATGCGGGCGGGGCGGTTGTACCTTTACCCAAACTAGCCCGCCAGTTTGCTTGCGCTTGCGACGCAATACCGGGAAGCAACCCTGACGGTAATATCCCCGGCGGCATTTGCTGATTGAGCGCAACGGCGTTACGGGCGAACTGTAATTGAGGTGAGATCGTTGTCGTGGTTCCCCGGCGGTCAACCGGTACGGGGCGGTCTTCCGGTCGGCGCGCATTACGCGGGTCAGTAGGGTTGAGCAACGCGGTAACAGGTTCCCCCGAACCTGTCGACTGTAATACCGGGGTCGCTGTCGGGGCTAGCGCATACGGCGTAACGGGCAACCCCATCGCATTCAGGGCAATACGTTGACCTAGCGGCGAGTGCGTCGGGGTAAATGGTAAAGTCGCGGCAGGCGGCACATCGTTATCAGCCCACGCTGCGGGTGGCACATCATTTGCAGGCCACGGTACTGAGGGCGCAGGGGCAGGCATCAGCAACGCTTGTGCATCGTCATAAACCATCCCCACCGGGCTGCGGGCGAACGCCGCGAGCATTTGTTGTTCCGGCGTCAGTTGCGAAACGTAATACGTCATCTTATTGCCCTCCGAAGGTGAACTGCTGCGTACCTAATTGGTAAAACGCCGGATTGTAGCCGAGCTTGTTGGCAATATTTTGCTGCGTCTGTAACGGGCCATAAGCGGCATTGGACTGCGGTTGTAATTGCGCGTATTGGAGTTGCTGTTGTTGCGGCGGTACAATCGCCTGCGTCGCCGGGTATGTCGTGTTTCCCTGCACCCCCAACGCCTGCATCACTTGGTCGGTCAGGGCGTTTTGCTGTGTGGTTGCCAGCCACTGCATGATGTCTTTCTTGGTGTCGTTATACACCGCGCCTGTTGCCTGTTGCTGCAAGGTGTTATCGTAGGTAGCCGCCTGCGCAGGGACTGCGTATTGGTCAAGCATGACGCGGTTTTGCAGGTTATACCACTTGTTCGCCGTGTCCATCGCCGTATTGAAGCTGTAATTCCATGCCGGGCCGACACCGCCGATAAGCCCAAACATACCGCCGCCGAAACCGAACGGCGAGCCTTGTTGCGCGGGTATCATGCCGTAAGTTGCCATCGTTAATCTCCCAAGTCTAAAAAGGTTTCGTTACCGGCGGGAATGCCGTAATAAAAATATTCCCAGTCGTCCAATTCCTGTTCGTTTTCTTTTACCCACTTCCGTTGGTATTCCATCAAAGTATCTATCGGATTGACGGTTTCCCCATCGCCGAAATCAGGATACGGCGGCAGCATCGGGCTATCGAGCTGGTCTCCCGGATAGGCTAGCCCCGCGTCCTGCGGGGTGTTGCTTTGCAAATAGTAAGGCACCGTATTCATCAGCAATCCGCCGGGTTCTTAGCCGCCGATTCCGGCGTGAGCCAGCTAACCAATGTAGCCGCCAACAAACCGCCAACGGTTCCCCAATCCCGCGTTTCTTTCTCCGCAGTACGGCGCAGGCTTTCCGCCAGCCATGCGAGGTTCTGCCCGCTGGACGCCAGCATATCCGCCGCCAGTTTGAGCGAGTTATCCGCGTCCGCCGTCCACGCGTTGTACTGGTTGAACTTCGTTTGCGTCGCGTGCTGGTCGTAGTTACGCGCGGTGGTATCACGGGTAATACGGATACCTTCCACCAGCGCAGCGGCTTTCTCGCGGGTTTCCAAATCGTACTTCCACTTGTTCAACCGTTCCGCTTCCCGCGCGCTGGACGAAGTAGCGACGATGCTTTCAATCTTGGCAGTCGTTACTGCGTCGGCCACATGACAGTTGAAACCAATGTTGTAACGCGTCCGCGTGCGGCAGTGCTGCGACAGCGCTTCTTTCGCCGCAATTTCTGCATCCGCTTTCACCCGGCTGACCACGCCGTAATAATCCGGGGTGTAGCCGCACTTCGCCTGCGCGCAGACTTGGGCAATCAAGTCGTCGATACACGGTTTCAGCTTGTTGCCGTAATCGTACTCAATATCCCCGCGTTGCCAATTCTTGTCCACGCGATTGCTAATCTGTGTCTGCGCTTCCTTGCCCTTTTCCCGCAATGGGTCAACGCGCGCCATTTCATCTTCGCCGCGCTGCTTGACCTTCTTGACAATATCTTCCCACGTCTTCTCTGCTTCGCGGGCTTTCTTGATGGTGTTCTTGTTGACCAGCGCGCCAAGCAGGCTACCCACCATTGAGCCAATCGCCATCCAGCGTCCGTCATCACGACGTGGCGGGCGGGGGTATTGCACAATATGCGGGCTGGTGATACAGGTCGAGTTCGTACCGGACGCGGTAGCAGCGCCCGTATGTACGGTATTGGTCGCGCAGGCTTCGGGCATTAGGCGTGTCCTCCATCTTGTACCATGTCATACGTCGCGGTTTGCATATGGATTTCCGTGATTTTGTCGTAACTCTGTACCTCGAACGCCCATGTTATACCGTTACGCTTGCGGGGTAAACGCATCGGGTCTTGCCGATACAAAGGCCGCGTGAATAGTGGCTTGCCGTCGATGAACACAGTAATCCTCGCCCCGGTGAGCGGCTGTAAAAGCGCGCTGGCATACCGGCGCAAATGACAGCGGTCAGCGAAAAACGTATCCGGTTCGGCAGTCGGGTTCAGTCTGCGCCAGTCGTTGAACGTTGCCTGCGCCTGCATCAGCCCCCGGTCGCGCCGGGGAAGGTCGCCCTCTACCTTGATGGTTGTCGGGAATGTCCATCCGGTTTGCACGGCGTCGAATGACCGCCAACGCATCAGCATGGGTTCGCTACTGCCTTGCCACAGGTAAACGTCGTTGCCTATCAGTAGCTGCACGGTATTCACGTCCGACCACATATCCTTCACCGACAAGGTAACTTCCGTCATGTCGCCTTCGCGCACGTCCGTTTTCAAACCAAACCCGAACAAGATACCGCGCCGTTCATGCCTCTTAAACCCGAACACCAGCAAACGTTCGCCCCACTGCGCATACCGCGTATGCTCCGGACTATACGCTGTCCATTCCCGCGCAGTAAGGTAGTTGGCGGTCAGATATTGCGCCTGCCCCTGTACCAAATGCACAACGCCTTCGGTCGAAGCATACACCACCCCGCCCTGATACAACCCATAGGCCGTGCGGGATAAGGCAGGCATCGGCAATGGTATTTCCCGCACATGGGGCATATCGTCCTCTACCTCAATCGCGTAAGGAAAGCGTGTGGTTACAGCGGAAATCTCGAAATGCGTATCCTGTTCGGCGATAGTCGTATAGCCTGCCATGAACATGATAGGGTCAGGCAGGCGGGTGTGCATCTTCTGCGGGTACAGCGCCACGCTGTCACAGCGGGAAATCCAAAAGTCCGTGCCGCCCCATACCGCCACCTGCATATTGCGGGTAAGCGCCACGCCTTCCAATCCGCAAGGCGGCGGGTCGGCGCGTTCGGTTGCCAGCGCTTCGCCTAATTCCAGCGGGCATTTACGGTCAATATAAGCCGTTTCCGCAATCGGTATCTCGTCCACGAACAACCATGCCACCTTCGCCTCGGTCGTTACCACGCTGCGGTACAAGCGCCACCGGGTCGCCTTACCGTATTCGTCTGCGTTGGTATCGTGCCGCGTTACCGCTACGGCGTCGCCATTCTTCACATCTACCGGGTCAGACGGCTCCGACGGCGGGCCTTCCTCGTTGCAGTCATTCACGAAGGTATAGCGATACGCGGTAATATGGCCGGGGTCGGCATCCTTGTCTTCGCAATCCGTCGGCGCGCATTCATGCGGCGGCCACCATACCTTGCACCCTGCGCCAGCCAACACGGTAGCCGTCAATGCCTTATCCGGACGGCCTACCCCTACCAGTACCGGGCAAACGTTATACCGTAACATATCCTCGCGGGTGCGCCACAGCTTGCCATCCTGTACGAACAACACCCCGCGCCCGGTCGGGTCAACTATATGGGGGGTGTGATCGGTCAACCCCACGTAATAACTACCGACGCGCATAAAATACCGCGCCTCGCCGCTAAACGGACGCCCGCATAAATCCACCAGTGAAGCGTGATACGACGGCTTGCGCAACGGTTGCAAGGCGCGCGAATAGAAGTCAACGTTTTCCGCCAAAGCAGCTTGTGCTTCCGGCTGCCGTATGTCGGCGCGCGGGCGCATCCCGCGAAATATCGTAACGCGCATAATCAGGGCTTCGCTTTGAGTTGTTCCTGTATGGCCGCAACAGTACCTTGCAACGTTGCAAGTTGCGTGGATAACCCGGCGATACGGTCGGTCAAGTCATGACTGGTGGTTTCCAAACTGCCAACCCGGTTGCTCACCCCGGTAATGTCGTTGCGTATCGCTGTCATCTCCTGCGGTAATGTCGAACGTATCGCCGGTACATCGAACATCCCGACTTGCTGGCCGACGCCGCTAAACTCGCCGGAATACGACACCATGATTTTGTATTGGCCGGGCGTCGTGCTTTCTTCCATCCACACCCGTTCCACTTCACGCACGTTTGGCGTAATGCCGTCGATACCATCCCGCCCCGGCTTGCCATCTTCGCCCTTATCGCCTTTGACTGTCGGGATTACCCCGGCTTCCACCACTCGTCCGTTGGTCAGGGTAACGTACAGTTCGTTGTTGTTCCCTAGCCGAACACCAGCGATACCTACCCCGGCGGTACCCGTATCTCCTTTGTCGCCTTTTTCTCCCTTCGCCCCGGCACCCGGTGCGCCTACCCCGCCACAGCCACAGGATGGATCGGACGCCAGCTTATGACAATCCACGGATAAGGTACGGGTAGCGCAGTCATAAACCAACGGATCTTTCGCATTGATGCCCACCTGCTCTACCAGCGCGCGGATATACTGGGTGCCGCGATGATACGTTACCTTGCTGTTAGCTGCGAAGCAGGGGCTACCCTGTATAGGTTCTACCAGTAGCTCGTCCCCGTCCTTACCTAATACCTTCACGGTAATACAGTGGCCGTCGCAGGCATCCACGATGTCAACGAAGTAAAACCCACCGATCACCGTAATAGCGGGAAACTGTCGGCCATCTCCGCTGAACAGCGTCATACGGGGTTCGTTACGCCATACAGATGCAAGAAAGCCCCGATTGGCTTTGCCACAATCGGGGTCGATAATTTTGACTTCGCAAGGGTTCATCTCATCACCTGCTTGATAAATTCCGCCAGTTGCAAACTGTTCCAGTCCGCAGTAACACACACTGCCGATGGGAAAGACCGCCGGACACCTAACATGGCGCGCTGCACGGCTACTTGCACCACCCCGGCTTGATTAGTGAAGTCCTCGCCGTGGTCGTAGCGCACCACCTCGAAAATGTCAGACCGGGGATAGTGCATGGTCAGGTATAGGTGATTGCCTGCCCCCACGGCGTTTAATTGCTTCGCATCGGGCGCGTAAACCAGCATATAGTCATGCTCCGCCTGCATCGGGCGGGCGAGTGTCATATGCAAATAATCAACAAACTTTAACATCCTTCCCCCTGCCGGATAGCGGTAATCTGCCCATACTTGTTCACATCAATACACGGCTGGCAAGTGAGGCAGTAAGTACCGGGTTTGAGGTTTACTGTTTCGAAGCCCATTACGCAATGCCGGATATGTTCGCATATCTGTGCCGGGTTCCACTCTACGGCGATACACGCGCCTACCCCCCACTGCCTTGCCTCGGTATTGTCCTGCCCGCGCTCAACAATCAATACGCCATCGCGGACGTCTATAACCTTGACGTGTTCAAAGTTTGTCTTATCCCGTATCGTGGCGTAAAACCAATCGTCGTGTGTCAGGAAAAACCGTGCGGCCTGCCCATCCAGCAAGCGGATACGGGTATCATCCGGCATCAGTACCTGCGCCAGCTTACCGCGGGTTCCCCACTTAGAAACATTGAACATCGCAATCACTCCGGTAATTTTCGTCAATATCCGGACTAGGGCGGTTGCCCTCACAGCAATCCGGGATACATTCGTCCTGCCACGGACGCTTAACAAATTGTCTCTCTTTTTCCACCACTTTTGATACACAACCAATTTTGTGCATCAGCATGGTATGACAAACCTTGCCGTCAATTTTCACGTCGGCCTCGTAATAGCCTGCGGGCAGACGCAAGAAATCCTCCGGCCAATCGAACCAAACCTGCCCCTCGGCATCCGTTCGGACTGGCTGCACAATCGCCAATACGTCGCACCACCCCCGCTCGGTAATCACCAGTTCTATGCAATGCCAATGCGCAGGCAACACCTGCAAGGTTCCGCCAGTCAACGCCAGCAACGCGAATTTGTGCGCGGCCTCGTCGCCAAATACGTCCACCGCATCCCATACATGGGTACGCGGGCAACACTTGGGACGGCACGGCGGCGGGCAGCGGGGACAACAACCGAAGTCCGGTGCCTCTAACCGACAGGCATCATCGGCGCGTTTGTTGGTCAGTTCCGTGTATTTCATATAAACCGCCCTCCCCGGCGCAGCAACGGCATGGTTTGGAAGTTTTGATGTTTCTCGTTCATGGCGTTATCCCGCTCGCGTTCATACTGCGCGCGAAACTCCCGTGCCATCGCCGGGTCGTATAGGGTTTCATCCAGCCGCATACTGTATAACGCGGCCAACACACCGTTAAGCAACGTCGTCGCGTAGCGACCAATGATATGCTCCGGCAGACGGCATTGCGTAGTATCCGGTGTCCATGTGTATTCCACCGCTAATTGATAGGGCGGGTCGCAAGCCGACGTATTCGGTATCTCCGGCGGTATGCGGATAGCCGGGCGGGGCTTGTTGAGGTCAACCCAATACCCGTATTCATGCCGTCGCTGCGCGGGTTCCAGCGGACGCCAATCCCGGCTCGTTACCCCGCAATTCCCGATAGACACCCGCTCGATAAAGACAATGCGTTGCCCCTCCGGTACAGGCAATAAATACTCGTGGTTGTTACACAGTAACGGTATGTAAAGTTCGTCCGACAACACCTGTGTATCGCGGAAGAAATCCGATGCCGTAGTCAGTATGGCGCGCTCCACCAACGGCTGCGGGGCGTCCGGCAGGTACATCAACACATCTTGATACAGTCGTTCATGCCAGTTCATTTACCACCCCGCTTCAATAACGCTTCCGGTATCCGGGTGAACGCCGTCAATGTGTTCAACGCTGCACCAACGCCCATCAGATCGCCTGCGGTTTTATAGTGCGCGAGGCTGCGATCACGCGACGCCGGGCTTTCAATATCCACACCCCATGCGTAATACAGCATCAACTCGAACACGACAGGTTCGAAACGGGCGGGGATGTCTGCCTCGCCGTTGATAATCTCTACCGGCTTGATACAAGTAAGCGTCAGCGCAACGTGAGTACCTGCCGGGACAGGCGGCGTCAGATATAACACCCCTTCTTGCGGGTCATATGACCAGCTATCCACGCGGTATGGAGCATCGCCGGGCTGGCAGACAGGATAACGGTTCGCGCGGGTTGTTACGCGGCGGGGCTGTGTCTGCGGCATACCGTTGACTTCAACCCCGGTAATGTTGAGCAGATTCTCGCAGCAAGGCGGTAACTCAACAATGCTACCCTCAGCACGGGCAGTACACACCCCGCGCGATAATTCCGGCAAGGCGGTTGTGAGGATTTTCAACGCGAGGTCGAAGTACGTTTCTAAGTCGCTCTCCGTCCAGTGCGTAAACTCGTAGCCCGGTTCGTCGTCAGTCAGATAGGCGCTTACCCGGCGCAACATATCCGCGCGGTTTATCATGACGGTTCCACTAAGTCTTCATAGCTTGGGCGCACCGGTGGCGGTTGTTGCAATACCGCAGCTTCAATCTCTTTCGCTTTTGGCCGCTTCGGTGAGGTTCGTTTGCGTTCGTCATCGGCTACCTGCGCGGCGACGGTATCCACGTCCGCCGTAGGGGCGAAGTGCGGGTTCGTCGCCTTCTGCATAATCCTCTCCCACTCCTCCGGATCGTAAACCGGGGTGAGCAGCGCCAGCGCGCGTTCTTCGAAAGGCCGGACAGGCTCCGGCACGGGCGCGCCAGATGCGTCAATATAGCCATACAATGTTCGGATCTTCATGCGTGTCTCCTGATAATGTGAAAAAGGGGCAGACGCCTGTATAGCGCCCGCCCCCGTAGTATAACGTAACCGTTAGTGGTTGATACCGTATGGCGGGCAGTTCGGTTCCGGGTATTCCACCTTGCACGGTTTCGGCAGGCAAGTACAACCGTGAACGTCAAGGAAGTCCACCAATTCCACCATGATAGAGAAGCAGGCTACATCAAGCGAACCTTCGGTCAGCTTCAACTGCACGAAAGCGTTGCTCTCGGTGAAGAACTCCTTGTAGATGAACAGGTCGCCATCGTCGCTCGTATCATCCGGCGCGTCAGTATGGATAAGCGCCGAACCATCAAGAATGAAACGGCCTACCTTAGACAGGTCAAGCTCAACCGCTTGGGTGCCGGGTAGCAGGGTGCCTGCACTATCCACGAACGACAACTCAACTTTCGTCGCAGTCTGTAATGCGCCACTGGCCGGGTCGAAAATACCGGATTTCATCTTGTTGTGGAAAACCACGTTCTTGACGTTGGTATCTTTCGCAATCAGGTGGGTCAACACAGTATCATTGACTTTCACCTCACCTTCCATCTCCACATATTCGCGCCAGCTATTCAGCCCGGCGTCGAAGTAGAACGGCAGTACGAAGTGGCGCAGCGGTAACATACCTTCATAGCGCACCTGCAAATCGGGCGACGCATCCGCTACGCGCGAGTGGTGTTCATACCCCCCGCGCCCGTTGCCGCCGAAAAAGATTTTATGCACGGTCATGTTTGCCTCCTACGGTCGTGCGTTAGGGTCATGAACAATCGTGGCATACATCACCGACAACGCTTCCGGTGTCAACACCTTGAAGTCGTAAATGGAAAGCCCGCGCCACAACTGACCCCATGTACGGCTGTCTTTCACCGTTTCGTTCTTGGTGAGTTTATGCACGAAGCCCGTCGCCGATTTATGCCCGGCCAGTATCAGGTATGCTGTCTTGCCGCCTTCGTTGTACTGCGGCATCAGGTTACTGAAATACACGGTCATGCCCATGATATTCGGGATAGTCTCGGTCAGGATGATGGACTTGGACAGCCCGCTGGCACAAGCGTTCGCCAGTATCGGATGGGCGAAGAACAACGTTTGCGCTTCCACCGGCAGGACAATGAACATATTGGATACGTCCACGTTCTGCTCCATCAGCGTCTGCCGCATCATCACCATGTAATTCACGATATTGACATGGGTAAGCTGCACCGGCGCGTCTTTCGCGCCAAGGTCATACATATGACTGCGGACACCTGCGCCGCGTCCCTTGTTGCAAGGATGCGCCTGCAACGGTAATTCGGTCAGCATCTCGTAGTCAACGACTTCCGCCAGCTTACGCTGCGCGCTGGCCTGAAACTCTTTGATGAACATGGGCAGGTCTTTTACCAAAGACATATCCACTTCGTCGAGTTTCAGGTTGTAATACCACGCCCGGTTAATCACCATCGAGAACGTTGAGCTTTCCAAATGGCTAATTTCCAACTCTTGGTTCTTTTGGTACTTAAAGATTTCCGCTTCCGGTCGGCGGCGGAAAATGATTTCATCGCCGACTTGCGAAAGGTTCACACCCTTGATGCTGTTCGTGGAAATATTCCCGGCAAGCGTCTTCGGATAGAAACTTTCGGTAAAGCCTTGCGCGAATGTAGGACTATTCAGCGCGCTGGCGTAGTTCGGATACCCGCTGGCTGCGGGGATTGGCGGCTTGCGCCCCGGTAACGACATGGTAGCCTCCCTATCGTTATGTTATACCCCCCACCACGGGGGCGTTGATTTCCGCTTGCGCGGGCTTATTCCGGCAGTATCGTGCCTGTGGAAAGCGCGGTGTAATACTGCTGTTCAATCTTGTTAAAGTCTTCCTGCTTGATTTCCCCGTTCGCCAACTGGTTCAGCGCGCGGCTGTATGTGCTGTACCGGAAACCACGCTGCGGCGTTTGCGTAGCCGTTGCCGACGGTACCTGCCTGCCGGGACTGCTTGCCCCTACCAGCGGGCTGGCCTGCGGGCGGGGATAAGCGTTCAAAATCTCCATAACCGTCATGGCGTCGCCGCGTTCAAGTGCCGCATTGACGTGTTGCCCGCGCGTCATGGCAGTACCGGGCAAGCGCTCGTTCAAGTAAGCGAGATACGCGGGTTTATTGCGTTCTTCCGTTACCCACGGAGCGCTCTGTAATACTTGGTTCGCGGCCATCTGCGCACGCTGAGCGGCGGTCTGTTGTTGCAATAACTGCGCCTGCTGCTCAAACTGCGGCACGGTTGTTGCCAGCGGCTGTACGCGGGTCTGGTCATATCGGGCAAAGGCGTCGGCAATAGCCTGCTTGGCGGTAGCCTGAATATACGGTTCAGCGGCGGCATAGGCGGTACGTGTGGCTTCATCAATTTGCGGCAGATCGCCTACCACCGTCTTCACATCAAACGCCGGAACCGCTGATTGCGCGGGTGCCTGTGCTTGCAGCGCGGCCAACTGCTGTTCCAAGAACGCGGAACGGGCGCGGGCGTCTTCCAACTCGCGGCGCATCTGCTGCTGCTCAAGCGCAGTAAGTCTCGCCGCTGTATCATCCGCCAGGGGAACCACGGGCGCACCTGCGGTATCGGTCTGCTGCGGGTTATCTAACGGTGCATCATCCGGTTGCCCATAATTGGGTTGCGCGTAAGTATTGTCCTCGCCGTACCCGCCCACATCCGGCACGTCATATACTGCCGGGGCAACAACCGAGGGGGTATCAAGGGCATCAGCAAGGGTTTGGTCTGTTTGTTGGCTCATGGGTTACTCCTGTGTCAATTCGCGCCAAACGTCCGTAAGCGCATTCAGCCGCCCGCGCGCATACTCGTTCGCCGGGGTACTCTCAAAGCGCTCGCGTTCTTCGGCGATAGCGTCTTCCAGCCACTGCACTACATGACGGAATGCGTTATTCCCGCGCAAATGTTGCAGCGCCTGCAAGGTTTCGGTTTTCTCTGCCAGCGGTCGGACGGCTAGACGGTAAACATTCATATCACACCCCCCATGTTCGGGAAGGCCTCGCTGACAAACAACCGGGCTTTATCGTTTACGACCCCGCGCGCGACAAGGCGGTACCTGCCCGGTATGGTCAGCACGACCGGGTTTGTCTTCATCGTCAACGCGACAGGTTGTCCGCACGGGCAGAACGGCACGTCGTCCTGTTCATCCATCTTACCGCCACGGTCAATCACCAACCGCACGTCATAGGCTTCATCATCAAACATCCCTGACGCGGTAATAATGCGGTAGGTGTTCGGCAACACTTCGATTGCATATTCTTTCTTCGCCATCACGGTTCTCCTTATGGGCGCGCGCCCTGTTTCAAGGTTATCTGTGCGTCGAACAGCAACGACAGTACCGACCGTACCGCCAGCACCCGCAAGCGTTCGCCTTCATTCGCGGGCTTGGTCTCGTTTTCTTCCCGCGCGACCGCCAGCGCTTCGTATAAAATATCGCGCACCTCGTTTGCGTAGTTAGAACGCCGGAACGCGGTCAGGGTTTGCGCCTGCATCCGGTTCAGCGGTATCTGCCTTTCCGCACGGGCGGCTTGGTAAGGGATTTCGTACATGGGTCAGTCCTCAACAACAAGGTTTATTGTATAACATAACATTGACAAACTCGTCAGATACCGGCTCCAACAAGAAACTCCCGGTAATCACCGCCCCGGCGGTAAGCCCCATTACGGGTTGCGCGGGCAGGGTCAAGTCGTACAGCCCTGACGGTAGCAGGAAGGAATTATCGGCGAACACACACAGCGGGTATTTGAACTCCCGTGTCTCGCAATTACCGGGACATTCCACTATCCGCTCTACACATACGCGCAAAATACGGCATGGGTCGCCGTTGGTCGTTAAATGCACCACCGTAGGGGAAGACAGGCGCGGTAAACGGATTGGCCCCGTCTCCGGTAAAGACGCAAAAGGCGGCGCACCGGGCGGCTGCGGTACCCCGTTCGGATCATCCGTTGTGGCTTGCGCCTCGAATTGCACGGTAAAGCAGGTAAGGTTGCCTTTCATTTACACCACCTGATTGGAAGTCTCTATGGCCGCTGCGGCGTCAGGACTGCGCCCGTCCAGTGTCGGCAGGGAGGCCGGGTCGTTGAGCGGCATATTCGCTGTCGGCGCGGCACCGGGGGCAAGGTCGCCCAAGTCTTCCTGCATGGCTTCCTGCGCGTCGAAATCAGGGAATATCCCCGTCGTGGAAATCCCTTTCAGTTTGAAGATTTCATACAGTAACCGGGCTGGCGCGAGTGGCGGTATCACGGATTGCCCGGTCGCCGGGTCGGTCGTCCCTGCCAGCGCCGCGATAGATTGCAAACCCCATTGCAAATCTTCAATCTTGCCTTCTTTCTCGATAAGCCCGGATACGCCTTTCGCATACGCGCGCACATCGCCGCGTATTTCCGGATTGTCGCTGTTGATTTGGTTGAACAGGATAAACTTGTTCACCATCGGTTCGATAAGCCCGGATTCTAGTTCGGTCATGGCGTTCTTAATCGCCTTGCTGGCTTGGTTCATCACGATAGACACCCCGCCGGAAGTACGTCCGATGGAGCCTAGATTGTCCGTCTGCCCGAACGCCACGCGCGGTATGCCTAAAAGCTCGTAGCTGTAATTGACAAACTTCTCGAACAGCGCCGTCAACTCCGGGGCCAGCGACGGTATCTGATAAAAGTTATACGCCGTGGATGATTGCCCGGTCAGCATGGCGTCCTCCACCAACCGGATACTGCCCGGCACCAACTCGTTCGGCGGCAGTCCGTCCTTGATGCGCTTCACAATGGCTTCACCCATCGGCGCGCTGGAATACGCCATATTCCGTATCAAATTCCGTATCGTCGCCGTCGCGGTAAGCTGCGTATCGCGCAGGCGCATCATGGGACTGATACCCCAAAGGCTATCGGTGGTCGCGTCGAACGACGCCACGCAGAACGGACGGCTGCCCGCCGGGTCTGGGTTCAAGACAGCCTTGATGACTACGCCACCGATTTCCCATACCTCAACTTCATAGGTCAGCCGCTCGTCGGCAACATCCAGTCCCGCGTCCGCCAGCACATCCCCGCGCACCGCGCCGTAATAACCCAACGCGTCGAACACGTCCCGCATGGAAGCGTCGGTTGTGTCGGTATCCGGGTGGTCTTCGTCGGCCCCGGCAGTATCGAACGGCAAGGTATATCCGGACGAGTAATTATCCAGTACGGTGCTTACCGCGTCCGCGTCATAGTCGGCGTTGTCCAGCAGGTCAGCCATGTCGCCACGGGTCAGCCGCCTGCGCTCGATAATATAATCCGCGCTGTCCACATCACGGGCGAACGGCGCGGGAAAGAAATTAAACGGGCTAATCAGCTCCACGCTTACCGCATCCGTCGCCCGTAACCGTACGCGGTCGCCTTCCCAAAACGTCTGCATCCGGCGTTTGAGCGCCGGGCCTTTCATGATGGCAGCGGGGTAAATACAAAAATGCTTCAAGAAGCCGACAAATTCCCGTTTCCAACCCGCGTCGTGTAGCTGGTCTTGCACAAGGTCAGTCAGCTTGTCCGCCGCCATACGCGCTTTCTTGTTGGTTTCCAGCAGCACCGTGCGTTTCAACGCTTCGGCCAGCGCAGTAACATCTTCCTGTGGTAACCCGCGCGCGACAAACTCCGCGCTGTGGTTCATCAAGGTCTGTTCGATTTCCGCCTGTTCAGTCGGGGACAGGTCAGCGCGCGGGGTCGGCTTAATCACGAACGGTGCCTGCTCGTTGTTCAGCAGTATCTGCCGCAGTAAACCAATGATGTTCTGCACGACGGGCGACGCCACGTCCATCACCACGTCCACCTCGTCGTTCGCCGGTACCAGCGCCTGCCCCCGCGACATACGGAAGCATTCCTGTAAGGTCAGGTGAATATCATTCTTCGCTTCCTTCGCCCGTTCGTAGCAGTACCAAATCTTGCGCGACAGGGCGTTGGACAATTCCTCGGCTTTCTTGTCCAGCATAAAATCAGCGAGTGTTCAGCCCGTGCGTGTTGGTACGGTCGGTGGCGCAGTTGGAAGAACCATTGCAGTAACGCATCGTTGTCTCCTGAAACAAAATAACACTTGCATTATGCGATGTTATCGTGCTACGCGCAAGATAAAAAGAACCCCCGACACCGCCGAGGTAAAAACAGCGTCAGGGGCAAAACCACCAAAGAGGAAATAAATCACAATGTCCGCCCTGCGAGATTCTTGTCAACCACTCGATGCGACGTTTACACGCCAATCAACAGGCCTCGCAGGGCAGGCGGCCAGTATAGCAAGCGCCCGCCGTAAGTCAATGCCCTTTGATTAAATCCAGTTTCACCGTCGCGGTATCTGCATGATGCGCCGGTATGTAAATCGCCCCGTCGCGGTTCATGCGGCTATCCCAAGCGTCCGGATTGGCGCAATCCTGCGGGCAGGGATAGAACGTCCAATACCCGTCGGCATAAACGATCACACCCCCGCCCGGTCGCGCGCTCTCGAAGTTCACCGCAGTACCTTCCTCGAAACGCTTGCCCGCGCGAAATGTCGGCGGTAACAGAATCGTATAGGCAACGGTTGAGGTGGGGTCGATGGTCGCTTTCGGTTCTACTACTGTCCACAGTATCGTGCTGGCGTTGAATACGGATGAACGCCCTACATGGTGCATCTTGGCGTAGGGATACAGAATGAAGCGGCACCTTTCAAAGACGCTGCCCTCGCCGAAGCGGCACGGCGGATAGAACACGCAGTTGCGAAATACCCCGCCTGCGGGAAAAGTACGAGCGAAGAAAGTTTGATTTTCATAGACATTGTTCATGCAGTACCATAGCCGGATAAACGTATTAAACCGGAGCCTATCATGTTGAACAACACAGAGCTACGCTTGCTCGCCCGCGACATGGCGGTACTCACTGTCAACGGGTTCGCCCGCGCATCCGACATCGCCGCTGCCTACGGTATCCCCTACCCCCTACCGCCGGAAGTCGCCACCCATACGGTGTACCGCCAAGAAGAAGCCAAGTGGACGCGGCGGCTGTCGGATGAAACGGCTATCCTGCGCGAACAGGCAAAGCTGCTGGTCGCCAACAACCTGACGCAAGTGCAATTACTACTGGCTGACCCCGGCCTCTCACCGCAGCACCGTGTCGCACTCAACCGCATGCTGATGGAACTCGGTGATTTAATGCCGAAGAAAGACGATACCAACGTCGGTATCACCGTCATGCTGGACTACGGCCCCGCGATGAACGCGCGGCTACCGTCGGGACGGGAGGCAATCCCGGTCGAGGGCGAGGTACTGGACGCGTACTAAACGTACAAAAAGGAGGCCCCGGATAAAACCGGGGCCGGTTGACGGAGAACGTCATGGAAGGTGCTGGTATGGGTATTTGCTGACCGGAAAGCCCGGCAAAGATGGCGGGCCTGAATATCCGTGAGGCGGTAGCAAACCTACCCAAAAACCTACCACCCAACGGATGCCATCTTCTCTCAACAACAGGAGTTCACCTGACCGACATAACCAGCGGTATGCCAGTGCGGGGGAATATATCAAGCGTTATCCGCGTTGTCAACCCAACCATGTATTGCGTCCGGTTCGGGTGCGCGGGGATGGTAGCAACTCAGGGTCGGTCAGGGCAGACAATGCGGCAGCGCACAAGTATTGCAACGCATCAGCCAAATCGGACGCATGATTAACGTGCGTCTTGGTGGGCTGTTCCTTGAATACATCCACCTGCCCGCGTACCTGCTCATATATATACGTCTGACCCAACGCCTCTATCAGGAAGCGGCACTTGTCAGAAATAATCAGGGATGGCCGCCCGGACATAGAGAGGCGCTTCAAGAAGTAACGCACCGCGTTCAACCGGGGTTCAAGTTTGTTGTTCGGCACCGGGGCGGATACCGGGACGCCACGCTTGTTAAGCACCCGGAAAGGAGACTGCGGCGTTGACTGGTCTTCCACCGCGCCTGCCGGGTCGCCCGCCGCATCTTCGCACCGCCAGCCGTTATACGCGCGCCGCAGTACTGGCATAACGTATTCGTCATACAGTTCTTCCACGGACATATCCACGCCCATCACCTCGTCCAGCACCACCAGCGCCCCATCCTCGGCCAAGTAAGCGACCAAGCAAACGGGTGTCCGTCCGAAGTCGAAGGCAAGGCGGTAAACGTAAGGGGTCTGTGGCCGCACAGTATGGTCAGGGCGGACATGCAAATCATGGGAAAACTCACGGAATACCCGTCTGCCGTGCGATAACCGCGCAAAATCGCCTTCCACATACGCCGCGATGGTTTCCGGACTGCCGGACAACATGGCGTAATAATAGCCATAGCCCTGCGCAAGGTTATCGATATTTTCCGCCGCCGGGTTCGGTTGCCAATTGGCGGCATCGTGCAAGTCCAACGCCGCGTCGGTAGGGCGCAGCAAGGCGGGCGGTTGACGGAAAATACGCGCGTACTCCGGTATCCCCATCTGCGTGGCGATAGCCGCAAACTCCGCATCCTTTTTCCCCATCCACCATTGATGAATCCAGTGTCCTTCGATTGGCCCGTTTGTCGCGGCAATCAGACAAGAACGCGTCACGGTACCTAGCGCCCCGGAAGGGAAACGGCCAAGCCTGCGGACGGCCGCATGAACCAAAGACTCGCGGCACTCACTGATTTCATCGATCATCACAAACGTCGGCTCGAAACCAAGAAACTTCTTCTCGTCTTCGGGCGTATCGACGGACAGGAAATTTATTAGCAGATTTACCCTCGTGCCGTCAGACAGCGGGAACTGAACCTTTGCCACCGGCGGTATGCTGTCCTTGCCGTTATACAAAGGCCCCAACATCCGCTTAAATGTCGGCACTGTGGACTTCACCAACAAATCGTAAGTTTGGCGCACCACGACGGCCATTGAGTTGCGCACCCCGTCGTGGTTGGGGGCTTGCAGCATGGCAAGCCGTAGCAACTCCATCACGCAATACGAAGTCTTGCCGCTGGCCGCAGGGCCAATGACAATCCGGATGATTGCCGGGGAGAGTGCGAACGCTTGCAGGGTCGGGTATTTCTCCAACGGGAAAGAAAGATTGATGACAGACATGACGGTACTAGGGGCAGCGTTTGAGCGTATTGTAGGCGGGAAGGTCGGTATTGGGCGCGATATGCGCGAGAACATCGTCATACGTCAGGGCAGTATTTCCTGCCCGTATCGAGACGTCATGGGACGCGTCTTGTAACGCCTTGCCGTTCGTATGCACCGCATACCCGGTAATCAGCCGGGAACAACGGGTATGTTCGTCAGTGATAGTGTTACGGTCAGCCATGCGTCGCTCCCGGCGGTAATGGAGAGGAAGTGGGGACAGAAGTGGGGACAGAAGTGGGGACAAGCGGAAACAGGAAGGGAGTTACCACGCCGTAATCTAGCACGCGCCGCAGTAAACGCAGTACCAACGCAGGACTGGCGTCATTATCCAGCGTCAGCATCCGAGCGACGTAGGGAATTACGGTGAATGTAACTGATGTGTTGGTCGTAGGGTCGGTCAACGTCAACGGCGTAGGCGGTAACACGTCGGTAAAGGGAATCCCTGACAGTTCGCAGGCAGGAGGGGTTGGCGCGGTAATCGTGTGGGGTGGGTCGGCGGAAGGGGTTGACGCAGTAACTGGTGGAGTTTGGTCAGCCAGGGGGGGAGTGTCTGACGCCCGCATGATGGCCGCGCGGGCAGGGTTCCTACCCCGCTTGGAAAGACGCCCCCGGCTTATCAGGCGCTTTACCTGTTGTTGCACCTGTGGGAGAGTGCGTCCGTCGAGTTCATGCAGGATAGTGCGTAAGGGTTCACCGCGTTCATAAGCCGCCATAATCACGGCGTTCTCATGGTCAGAGTAGGGACGGGCTTTGGTTTTCATCGGGCAGTACCAATCAGAAATGATGCGTTGATTATAGCAGTACGGGGGGATGGAGCGGGGCGACGGGAGCGGCAATCGTGGCGGCTGCGGGAAGGATTGGCTTAACCGCTTACCATAAAACAGTGAGCGTGTCAACGGGGATATTTGCGCGAGAACGCATAGCGCAACGCTATGTCAGTGTCAATGGGAATATTTGCGTGGGTGTGGAACACTTATGGGAATATTTACAAAGATGCGTAGCATAAACTTACATCAATGTCAATGGGAATATTTGCGTGGGTGTGAAACACTTATGGGAATATTTAGTGGAACACTTATGGGGGTTTCAAGAGGGGCGCTCATATAGACGGGTACCCTTTGGCGTTGGGGGCTTTGCGTTTTCGCCACGGGGTCTAATAGGGGGGGCCTCACTGCTCCGCATCCCATAACCCCCCACATTACCCTCGCCGCGTTCTGCCCTACCTCCTTCATTAACTTTTCGTAATGTAACGACGCTTGCGCTTATCTCGCAATCTGCTACAATGCCCATACAGCAAAAGAAAAGCGGCAATATCGCCGCATGCTGTAAGAGGTAACAACATGACACTTTCAAAAAATCTGCTCGCCGCGAAACAAGAACGAAACGCGGCCAAAGAAAATCTGCAATACGCAGTCAAGCAAGGCGACGCAATCGACGCATGTTTCTGCAAAGTCTAAGGAGAACAACTATGGCTACGAAAACAGACGTTATAAATACCGCACGCTTGCCGGGCGTGTTAGACAGCCTTGCCCATCGCCGCAAGTGGGCGGGCGAAGCGGTTGCCGTGTGGTACGAGGCGCGACGCCTCAACGACCTGTCCACAGCCTTGTTAGATATTGCATATGAGCAACACACGGACGGCGAGCTTGCCCGCATCTATATCGGGCATGCGCTGCTGGGTATCATCGCGCAATATGACTGCGAGCAGGGACACTGGTATCTATGCCACAGCCACGGCAACTACGGCAAAAACGTTGCTTGTGGCGGCACATGGCATGGTGTACAACACGACGGTGTGCCGCCACTTGTAACAGCCATCATGACAAGCGTGCAAAAATAACCCTATCAACCCTCGCGGTATTCTTGCCGCGAGGAATTACCTGTGGAGAACTTACCATGAAGATTTATGACCCTAACGATGAAATAACTACCGCGTATGAATTGCAAGATAAATTCGTGGCGTATGAACGCGATAATTACCCACTAGGCTTATATGCGGCCTTGCTTGAATACTTGCAAAAAGTAGTCAATGACGAAATCTACGAACTGGACGTCATTGGCATGGACTGCGATATACAAGCCGCAAGCGGCTTTGAAGAGATCGCCGAAATCGTCGATGACGATGCGGACGCGCTCGAAGAATTAGACTGGGAAGACGTGGTTGACCGCGCGGCTACGCAGGTTGATTACTTCCTGTTCGCCGACGAAGCGAACAAAACGATTTACTTTTTCTAACCATTTCAACCCTCGCGGTAAATACCGCGAGGGATTACCTTTTGGAGAACCTACCATGAAAAACGAACTAACGAAAGCACAAGAAACGCGCATTGCAAACTTAATCGCTCGCTCAGATTACGGCGAAAAAGAAAAGCGCCAGCACGCGCGGCATATATACGCGGTAATAACTGGCGATCGAAATGCTAACTGGCTAGACTACCTACTCAATCTTGCCGGCAATCGGTTTGGCCGTATGCCGGATAACTCAGTAAGACAGGCCGCGATTTACGGCCTTTGGCAAAATAAACGCGCGCCAGTATCATTAAAAAGCAGTGATGAAAAGTGGATGACGGCGATCCGGGAATACGCCACGCGGGAAGTACCGGATATTGCCGCGCCTATTTTTGCACAGATAGACAAAAACAAAGCCTATCGATTAGGCCTTGATTTTGCGCGCGCCTATCGAGGGACAGAGGCGTTGACGCAATGGCGACAATGGACGCGCAAGCCACATTTAATAAAATATTATGACGGCAAATACTTAGTCCAAAACGCGGAAACCGGCGATATGTGGCGGCTCAATGCCGGCCGCGCGCCTATCAGCAAACACGCGCGGGAATTTGCGCAAGCGGTTATTGATGCGTTTGGCGGCAGATTAGCTGATTTTATCGCGACCTATCCCTTCACCTTTGACTAATCTTATTACCTACCCTCGCGGTATTTTGCCGCGAGGGATTACCTTTCGGAGAACAAACATGACTATTGATACATTGCCTATATTATCAGACGCGCAGGATAACAAACTCATCCGTACTTACCAAAAAAACTATCCGCAATTCACTGGCCTCAAAATCCGGCGAATGATTGATGAGGCCGCGCTCACGGTACTAACCGATAACCTGCCAGAATTTTGGGCACACGCGGAAAAGAACCTGATACAGCACGGCAATCCGGCTGCTCGCGCAGTAGCTGTTGCTTATTTGACGCGGATAAATGGAGCGCTCAATCCCGCAGTAAATGCCGCGTCATCAACCGCGAAATGGTTTGAGGCGGTTTGCAACTACATTTACGATCACTGGCCGGATAAAGCAGACGCTTTCTTCGCACAGCAGAAAAAAGACAGCGTGCGGATACAAGCGCAGTCGTTTGCAAATTGCTATCAGGGATGCGAGGCGGTAAAACAGTGGCGGACATGGATAAAACATGGCGCGACTATCCGTTACGAAGATAATAACCACGTCATTTCCGATCCAGTAACAGGCGAAACTATCCGTCTAAAAAAAGGCCGGGAAGGCTTATTTATTCATGCGCGTTACCTCGCGCAAATGGTGATTGAGGCGTACAACGGCGATTTAGCCGCATTCGGGAAAGACAATCCTGACGTTTTCGGTTAATCCATTCTCTTCTAATCCCTCGCTAGTCGAGGGATTTTTTTTGTGTGCTACGTATGGCGAGTGTGCGCTACGCCTAACGCAAGCGGCCATGCGGTTATCCATGCGGTTATCCATGCGGTTATCCATGCGGTTATCCATGCAAGCGGCCATGCGGTTATCCAATCCACTATCCGCGTAATCGCTCCTAAAAATCAGTACATGGCCGCCGAACTGCCTCACTTCGTGTGCGAAACCAATCAACCGCCTAAAATAATTACTAGTTTGTAACCTAATTATGATTGCGTTAAAACATCTATCTGCTACAATGCGCACATCAGGACGATACTTACAAGCAAGAGGCTGAAACATCTAATTAAGAGGTAAACCCATGAAACAAAAAATCGACTACTGCGACCTTGCTAATTTTGGAGAAAGAGAACTGGAATTAGCAAGTAATCTTTTGCGAAGCTATACCTTCGCCGGGCAACATCGAGGTGGTGCCCAATATAATTTCCGGCCGGAAAGCTGGGATGACAGCGCGGTAAAAATAGCCTTCAACCCTTATTCCGGCATGGTATTTCTCACTAACGAAGAATACCAAGTGCTAGTGAACACCGATGACGGTGTGGCTATGTGGTATTTCACGCCATATTATGGTGTGGAAGGTACCCTCGAAGAAATAGCCGAAGCGTTTATAAACGACGCCACGAACGCTGACGGTAAACCGCTACCACCTGACCAGTGGGGCAACTGGGAAACCGATGACTACTGCGACGCCCGGTATTTACTAGACGCTATCGACAACGACGCAAGCGCCCTAATCAACCCCGACCCGGTAATCGAGCGAGCGCGCCAAATGCTGGCCGCTTTACCCGAACAAGACTGACATTATATATAAGGAGTAAAAACCATGATTATTCCTGGCCTTCACATCAAAGCCGCATTGCAATTCCGCGCGAAAGAAGACGCACGCTATTACTTAAACGGTATTTGTTTTCGCAGTGGCGTAGGCCACACGGTAGCCACAGACGGCCACCGCTTGATCGTTTGCGAGCGCTTGCCGTTACGCGAGCTAAACGCTTACGAGCAAGACTTGGCGCTTGCGATGGATACTTACCGCATACCAAAAGAACTCGCCCCGGAAACGTGGCATGGCGACGAAAAGAACTTCCCGAATGAAGAGCTAATCTTGGACGTCCCTATCAATTTCAAGGTGGGCGAAGTTGTGGACGTCCGCGCGGATGGTACGATGATTAACTACAAAAGAGACAAGAAGCTAAACCGGCTAGTCGTAGAGAACGTCTATAAATTTAAGCGGCACGATGGGCGATACCCTAACTATGAAAAGCTAGCTTTCCCGGAAACGCCAATAACGGAAAGAAAGCCGAAAGGCGCGCCATGGTTAAACGCGGAATACCTCGCAGTATTCGCCAAGTTTTCGCCCAAGTTTGCAGGGCCGAAAATTTACATAGGTGATGAAGGAGAGCCGGTTTATTTCCGCTTTACGCCGCCCGGCAAATGCCCGGAAAAAGCTAACGCGGTTTACCACGCGATAACTGCACTAATCATGCCGATGCGGGATTAAACACCGTACCAAGCCCGCTTAACTAAAACATCTAATGTGTTACCTCAAACTTCCCCGGCAGTAAAAAGCCGGGGCTTTTTTATGATCGCGTAAACTTTGACGGCGAAGTTTAAGTAAGCGCCCGCGTAAAAGTTTACAGCGAAGTTTAGTTTAGAAGTTTATGTAAGTGCTTAAATTAGACGTCTAAATAAAGAACAAGGCCAAAAACAAACACAAAACGAAAAGTTTGGCGAAGCTAAGCGTTTAACACAGTAACAAGCCTAATTTAAGCGTCTAGTTTAGAAGCTGATGTCGTATTTTTAGTGATGCTTAGTTTAAG